AACCCCTACACACTCGGCTTTTTATTTGACAAAGGACCCAATATTTGTCAAGCGCAACCGTCAAGCGCAACCGTCAAGCGCAACCGTCAAGCGTGAATGTAAAGCGTGAATGTAAAGCGTGAATGTAAAGCGTGAATGTAAACTATACAATGTAAACTATACAATGTAAACTATAGGTTAACTTTTATATTGTGTGTAGTAAAAAACACTATGTATTATGTACATAGTGCCGGATGAATTGATTACAGTAAACATTATGCCAATAAAAAAGCACTATGTACTGTGTACATAGTGCCGGATTAATTGAATTGAATATGCTATTTAACTCATTAATTTTATAGCATCAACCATATTAGTAACTTTACCCATAATTGAAGATACATTACCTCTTAAATAATTAGAAGGAACAAAAGGCGCATTATCGTGATCAAGGTACATTATGTCGTCTTCCTCGTCCACTCTGCTTTGTATCCCTTTATTTTGTATGATACATGCTACTTTATAAGCAACATTGAATGACATATAAAGAAGAAACATACCTTCAAAACACACTTTGTACATCTTACATTCATATTCTCTCTTCATAATTGAACCTCTCGTTAAATTGTGTACCCTATATTACAGCAATACTCGTGCCAATAAAAAGTGCTCTTTAACCGTGTAAATTAACCTATATGTAAAACTATTTTACACTTAAAATAGAAAAGCCATATAAACCATTGAATATCAATAGTTTATATGGCTGTAAAATAATCTTACAGTTGTCAGGATATTTTACATCTTAATTCACCTTCCTTTCTGAATTTACGTGCAATTTTTTTACACTGTTCAAAAACAGTATTTTGATCAATATCATATGTCCCGAACGGTATTCCCTTGTCTCTGCAAAACTGTTGCACGTTTGGAATACTATTTTTGAACGTCAATCCAAACACACCATTTTCATCCATACCACTATTAACTAATAGTGCGGTTACAAAATTAAAAATATTAGTATTATCCTCCGGGAATTCTGTATCTATACCTAAATCACCTAGAGTTTTTCCTTTCCTGTTCAAACTAATTAACTGGTGTTGTTTATCATATACAAGATATTCACATCTATTAACGTGAACATATAAAAGTGTATTCCTTGGAATACTTAAAGCGTCCGATACTTGCTTGACTTTTGCGGCATACCCGTTGTTCATTAGATAATGAATAACTCTCTCATAAGTATGCTCAAAGGCACCTGATTTTAGACGTTGAAAATACTGTTTTTTATCTTCCCATCTATACATTGACATAGAATATTTTACTCCTTTATTAAAGTATTAATATCTGTTCCATTTATTTTATCAATTATACAAAGGTTAAGATTGCCTAGCAAGCAAGAACAATCACCGTGCAAACCGGAACAATCACCTGCCAAGCAAGAACAATCACCGTGCAAACCGGTGCAATCACCTGCCAAGCCGGTACAATTACCTAGCAAACCGGTGCAATCACCGTGCAAACCGGAACAATTACCCCGTAAGCCGGAACAATCACCTGTCAAGCCGGTGCAATCGTTCCATAAGCCGGAGCAATTACCCCGTAAGCCGGAGCAATCACCCCGTAAGCCGGAGCAATCACCTATCAAGCCGGAGCAATCACCATGCAAACCAGAGCAATCACCTATCAAGTCGGTACAATCACCTGTCAAGTCGGTACAATTACCTAGCAAAACGGAACAATTACCCCGTAAGCCGGAGCAATCACCCCGTAAGCCGGAACAATCACCTGTCAAGCCGGAGCAATCACCTATCAAGCCGGAGCAATCACCCCGTAAGCCGGAGCAATCACCTATCAAGCCGGAGCAATCACCATGCAAACCAGAGCAATCACCTATCAACCTTTTATGTATTCCGATTATTTCTTTATTATCAACAATGTGATATAATTTAATTCTTTTTAACATAGCACACCTTCTTTTAGTTAAAGTAAACGGCACTAAATTTAGTGCCGTTAGTTATAGGTTAACTTTCACCAGTTTACTTTTTCGCGTGAAGAGTATCCCATTTTTCGTGATCCGCTTTTCGATCACTCTCTGAAATTCCGTGAATGAAATTCCATAGTTCCAATTGTCCTTTGAAAAATTCAGAATCGGGCAACTCTTCAATCATATTGTCAATTTCCGCTTTGATAATTCTTGCCCGTTCCGAATTGTAAACAGGCGCCAATTCTTGATAAACAGGAGTAATATTCTTACTTGCCAATTTTTCCGCCTGTTGCTTTGCCGATATGTCACCCGCTACTTTTTCCAGTGTGCCATCAATAGCACTCATTATCAATAGGTCAATGTTTTCCTTTTTCCCTTTGCCTAGACGTTTGATTTTATCTGCAAGGGTAACACCCACATGTAACGGGATTGATACACCTATTTTATCCGTTACGTCTATAGGCAAAGTCAAAATATCAAGAAAACGCTTGATAGTCGCTTCACTCATAGAATACCGTTTGCAAAGGGAATCGACAGTTACATCGGGATTGCTCTTTATATCTTCGCGAAGTATTTTTGTGAATTGTGCCGGGCTATTCTGTTTACGATGGTATCCGGCACTAATCATTAACTCTCTTGCACGTACTTCACTTATGATCATGATTTGAACTGGTGTATCAATTCCGATTTGTAAAGCTGTTCCGGTACGCTGCATGCCATCTGCAACAATGTATTTCCCTTCGGTATCTACAACACCTTCCTCTATCTCAATTGTCAATCCTTTGCGCCCTTCATACACTGTAATGGGAGTATGGTTCGCGTATCCTGATATACTAAGTTCCTTGATCATTGACGTTTTTCTCTCAAAAAACGTAAGATATGCTTTATCGCCCTTTCCTTCAATCGGATTGCCTTCTTTATCTTTTTCCTGTTTTCCCTGTTCAAAAGGACGAAGCATCCCGTTAACGGGCATGAGGATTGAAGAAACGGAAACAATTTTAAAATTATTAGTATTCATAATAAATTCCTTTTGTAAATTGTCAAATATAAGTTAAATTTTACGTTCACGTATGAACGACAGCCTGACGATTATTAGATATGTAATGTTCCTTCCATATTATAAGTTAAACTATTTTCAATAATCCAATCAATAATAGATTGATTCATTTCGACCGTTTCGCACAAGTCAAGCGATTGCTCAAGTTCCTGAATTAGTTCATACATTTCATATTCCTTTTAATAAAAAAATTATAACTAATATACATAGTGTAACATATAGAGCACAATATAAAAAATGCAATTTCATAATTATCTGTTCCTTATCTAACAATTTTTTCATATAATAAGCTGTTTTTGTTCTCTGTTCGCCATCTTCAACAATATATTTACCGTTACCGGATATAGTAGGTTTTTTTTTTCATAATTATTTATACCTACACGATAAAATTATAAATCCTAAAGAAATCGCAAGCACTAAAAAATGGATTATGTTTACTAACATTTTAAAAACCTTTCGTTTAAGCACACTAATATATAAAGCAATCATCATGCCAATAGATAAAACATAACCTATATACACTCATATATAGCGTATATATAATAGGTACCCGTTCTATTATATATAAATATCATTCATGTAGTAAATATCATTTATAGTATATATAAAAATTGTAGTCATTTGGCCACAATAAATTTACACCCGATAAAATACCTTTGTATTTGTATGAAAATCAATGACTTACATTCATATAAAAATTGTAGTCATTTCACCCCAAAAAGTTTACACCTAATAAAATACCTTTATATCTATATAAAAATCAATGACTTACATTTATACAAAAATTGTAGTCATTTCACCATACCATATATGGTATAGTTGACACAATAAGAACACAATTCAAAGTGCACCTTGACAAAACGTTAACCTAGTTTACTTGAGGTATTCCTATTTGTCAATTGACAAACGGTGTCAATTTACAAATAATAATCATTTGTCAATTTCGCTGCTCCGCTGTAACAATGGTAAGGCCACGAAGAACAACCGGAGTTTTTTTTTATTTTTTTATTTTTATATAAATATGTAAATAAATATAAATAAATATAAATATACACTAGGTTAATATCCATATATTTATATATGTATGAATATATAAATACACATACATATGCATTTATTTATAAATAAATGTATTTATAAATAAATGCATGTGCTTATATATAAATATATAAAATACACTAAATTAATATTTATATAAACACTTTTATTTATAAATAAATGTATATACATAAATGTAGGTATAAATATATAAATACTCATAAATAAATGTATATACATATATTTATAAATACACATATATAAATACTCATACATCTATAAACACTTTTATTTACTTATAAATACATTTATCTATAAACACTTTTATATATAAGCACATACATTTATAAATGTATATATTTATTAATACATATATTTATATATAAATAGGTACAGAGTGCAATTTAAATTGCACTCTGTATTCTTAAATAAAAATGTTTTTTGATTTTTTCAAAAAGCTACAAAAGGATACTACGTTCACCATCCAAAATGTTCTGTCCTTGATAACATTTCACACAACAATGGTTCATCACACCAAGGGGCAACGCTACCACTGGCAGCGTTAATTGTGTTCCACGCAGTGATATACTTTAACGCCGTCAGTTTTTGAAACTCTTCTGTTATAATTCCTTTATATTCACACACCTTTATTGACCTAGATCCATCTTGTTTTGGTATGCCCATATATACACCATGAATATGAAAAGGGAAAGGCTCAAAGAGTTTTCGTCCTAGACTCCATCCATAAGTACACCCTTGAGTTGCCCATGCTTCATCAATTAACTCAAAAGAAATATCATTAACGTAGTTCTTGTGAGCACCTAAACTATTACCTAACTCGTCCCAACTCCCACTATACTTAGGTTTGGGTGAGGCACCACTTGAATATCCTGAGACTTTTAAATCCATTGGAAAAAGTCCATAATCCTTTCCCTGTAAAACACAATCTATAACAGTATAGATGGGTACAACGTGTTCTACTCCACCTATTTTCACCTTTAATTCAAAGATATTTTTATCTTCAATATCAAAGTAATTGCTCCTAATCAACGGACTATTAAAGTAAGCATCAAAAAGTCTTTTACCTACTTTGTAAATCTCATCAATTCTATTCTGCGGCTCCAATGATTCCTCGAAGAGTTCAATGAGAGTCTTACTTTTTTTTCCTTCTTGATACCAAGGAAAGTTTACAAATCTATTCTTTATAGTTCTAACTGCTTCTGCGTTGTCAATGTAACCTTTTAGTAATCTATTATCAATTAAGCACAGTTTCACATTAATATCAAATATTGTACCGGCTGCAGCAGCAAGTGATTGTGGTTCTCTAGGTAACTTTTCATCTGCTAAACGTGTACAATAAAACTTGTTTGGCTGCTCAAGAAACATATTAAGAGCACTAACGCTAAGAAATTTAATTTTGTTCACTGTGTGTGTCCTCCTTAGGAGAAAGTCTTTCTATTTCTTTATTAATGTACTTTAAAGCTGTTCTTAGCTCGGCTTTATTGGGACGACTTCCCTTTTTAATTGTTCTTGTGAAAGCAAAGATATGCCTCAATGCAGAACCTATATTGAAACCATATTTTTGAATAATTTTACTTGCTTCGCTTTCACTGATGGGTTTACACCTAGCCACGTCCTTCTCATTAGTGTCTATACGTATAATTAAAAAGTCTTTAGCCACCATAAGATTATCTAATTTTATTTGTAACACGCATTGACCCAGTAAATAGTCTAATTGTTGCATTTATTATCTCCTTCAAGGCTAGGTAAAAGTTCAGGATGAATAACTTGTATTAGCATTTGTTTAATAAACTCCTTCCAATGAGGTAATCTGTGGTTCCGTCTCTGTAAGATTATATTCCTGAGTGTCCTGTATGACATACACCACATACGCTTTTGCATAAATCCTTCAGGTAATTTCTTTTTTAACTCAACCAGCATTTCCGCTTTTAAAAGGGTATTAAGAAAGTATAAATTAATACCGTCAGTATCATGATCCTCAAAATTCTCTTCAGTTAATTCGTTCTTAAGTATTGTGTGCATGGTGGATTGACTTGACTTACTAGACAACCTAAATGTGTCAGCTTCCTGCCACCAATACCTAGGTGCATTTACTTCAACCCATACATAGATCTGTTCCAGAAATTTATTATGTCCTAAATCCAAAGGAGCCAATTTCTTTGCCACATTGAACATATTATCTGCATTTTGATTTTTATTAAAAGATAAACCTAGCATAGCTGAATTGTATCCCGCTTCCTCTATTACTCTTACATGTATTTCCATTACATCCAACCTCCGTTAAAAATGGGCTCCATAAACCCTATTACTTTATACCAATTCTTTTGCTGTTCTGATCCGTGTTTTTCCATAGCCATTGTTGCTATAGCACTAAATTTACATTTCAAAGTGAATACCTTCAAAGCAAAGAATGCATCACTTGTCAACAGTTTAACATGTTTGGTTATATCAAAAGCTACCATATTCCTAGGTAAAGTTTTAACAACAACAGTGTAAACGGTTTGTCCGTTTTGAAGTTTACATAGCGGCTGAACATCCTTATCTAACAATAAGTCAATAGCTTGACCAGAGTACAGGTGCAGCATATCAGGTTTTTCATCTTTAACTGTAAGTACATCCCATAGATACGGTGCTATTCCTTTTCCATCATTAAACAGGACTAGGTACAGTTTCATTTAATTCGCTCCTTTCAAATAATCTCTCATTTACTATGGCTATTTGTGGTTGCTGCATACTTCCTATGAACCCTACCTGAATTAATCTATCACCATTACGTTCAGATACAAAAATATCCAAAACTGTATACCTCTTCTTATCCCATTCTTTTGTTACTGGAACAACTAAATCCCCTACTTTCATACTAAACTCCTTAAAGCCGAAGTTAAATAAAATGCTGCCCTAGAGGGCTGAAATAATTTTTGATATGCCTGTTTAAGTGAAGGTAATCCTTTCTCTCCTCTGAAGTCATCTCCATCTATTATATAAAGTGGCACATTCATAGATAGCATAATAGGGAATAGTTTTAATTGTGCTGTTGTTAAAGATCTACCGTGTATTTTGGTCTCAATCCATCTAGGTGAATATTTATGGTGCATTGCATAGAAATCTGGTAACCCTTTTTGAAACTGATTTCCATGTGTTTTTACTGTTGCCCAACCTAGATGCTCCATGTAGACTCTTAAAGGATTTCCTATTTTTAAAGTCTCTTCTTGCATCATAGTGTATTACCTTTCATATGATTTCACCTATATTTAAAAGTAAATCTCTAATTTTACTAAGATCACCCTTCTCTGGTAAAAGTTCACCGTAGTCTTTTAAAGCTACCATAATTTTCTCTAGAGAAGAAACTTTAATTTCTTTAAGATTTATAAGAAAAGTTTTTAATTTTTCCCAAGAATAACTGTAATCCATATAAGTTACATCTGTTTCAATTTCAATTTTTTCTACGCAAGTAATGTCACTCATTTTCGCCGCTCCATCTCGCTGAAGGAATAGATCCATTTTCACCTACCTCATTAAACTTGATATTGATAACTTTACCTATACTGAACTTATCATGTACATAACTCCATTCACGTTGAGTATCGTCAAACCCTCCTCCTACTGAAAAGTAAACAGTTTTACCTATATAATCTTTTTTACCTCCATGAAAACTTTCAACCTTTTCATCCCATTTCAACCTAACATTGAGTGAACCCATTCTTCCTGTGTGACGTTTATCTCCTTGGTTATATCCTATAACCTCTACCTCGATATCATATTCTGGTTTTAATTTTAAGAGATCATAAGAACGCCCACAGGTATAATGAGCGTTAGGGTTAGCTAACATTATACCTTCCCAGTTGTTAGAATCTATGGTTTTCTCTTTTAAAAGTTCACCTAGACTAGTAGGAAAACCTATATAAAAATCAATAACATTTATTATACTACTCTCAGATATATTATAAATAATAGATGTACCTACTATGTTTTTTAGCCTTTTAGAATAAGATATATTAGGGTAGTGTTGATGAAACATAATATTACCCTCAAAATTATATTCACCTAGACCATTAAATAAACAATAGGGTTTATAGTTATACACTACAAACTTTAATTTATGCCAACGTGAATCCTCTATGCTTTTCTTTAGTGTACAGTTACACACCGAACTATATGTTTTATTATCGTTATACCAGCACTCTCCTTGCAACGGTATAAATTTAGGGAAGTCTATATACCACCACTCAGGAGCATGAACAATATGTGCGTCACTTGTCCAAAGACCAGTGCACTTGGTATAACGATCTTCATTGGCTCTTTCTTTACCCCATAAGACTTGACCTATAGGTTGACCTATACTTATTCCCCCGTCCCACAACATAGAGAATCCATTAAGTTTACGTGACCAAATATAATTTGAATAGTCACCATTAATACCGGCACTGTGTGCTTTACAGAGAAAATCTTTCATTTAACATCTCCATAGATATAATTTTTTACTCTTTTTATCCAACTCAAATATTCCTGTGCATATTTAGTACCTTTGTGTGTCTCTATAACAGCTTTTTCAAAATTATCTAATGTTCCATTGAAGCATCCGCATGTAACTTGCGAGATTTTACCTAGAAAGTATATACATGTTTGACTTTTTCTAGAACCTAAAACAGGAGATACTATTCTCTCTGGATTAGATAAAAAATTACTACAATACCCACAATTCATGCAATCCGTGCAATTTACGCAATTCATGCAATACCCACAATTCATGCAATCCGTGCAATTTACGCAATTCATGCAATACCCACAATTCATGCAATCCGTGCAATTCATGCAATACCCACAATCCGTGCAATTCATGCAATACCCACAATTCATGCAATACCCACAATTCATGCAATCCGTGCAATTCATGCAATCCGTGCAATTTATGCAATTTATGCAACTATTTGAAGCTTTTAAAGCCAGTTCTTCTGTATAAAACAGTTTATTCCATTTATTACCATTGTTATCTGTGTGGTACCCATTTTCTTCTTTCATTTCATACCCCAGTTCTTTAATCCGATTTTCCACTTCATGCTTATTAATGGTATAATTTTTTTCATTTCTTCAAGAAAAGCATTTACAAGTGACGCTATAGCGTCACTTAGCTCTTCTAGGTGACAAACCATAAGTTCATCATGCACATTGAATAACATCACATGCCACTTATTACACCCATACGGTTGAAATTTATCCCATATTCTAAATTGTAAATCTTTAGTTATCTGACCTCCCGGACTTTGTATTTTATGATTAACTGCACTTCTCATAATTTGAGACTGCATATTAAATGCCGCAGCGTATATTGCTGATTGTGCTGCACCACCGGCTGTTTGAACTCTGTCTCTTCTAACTAATCTAACTGATCGTAGGGATTTCTCAGAGAACGTATCACTTAAATTCTGTGCCATAGTAAACAATGTTCTGCATATAGAATACTCTAAGGTAAAGTATCTCTTAAAACCTAGAAAGGATTCTATATATTGTTTAGGCTCCTTCCATACTATTTTTGTACCTATACCTCCTTCTTGTACCAATGCTTGATGGTCATTATAAATATTATCTTGATTCTCTTTTACTTTTTTATAACGAGTGAAGAAAGTCTCAAGTCCTTTTAGTATCTGTTCTTCTGTTAGCCAGAGCACATTCATCAATTTTGTAATCTGAGCACCATATAAACGACCGAAGAAAGCTTTTTTACCCCTTGCATAATGCCCATTTGGTTCCTGTTCACTTAGATCCTTACCTAGAAGAATATCACTATAAGTGATATTATACATAGCTTCGGCAAATAATCCATGTATCTTCTTACCTCCCAATAAATCTTTCCTAAGCTCAGGATCATTATATTCAGCTTCGGCTATACTAACTTCAAAACCATCAAAGTCACCACCACTGAGAAGCATATCAGTAAAAGCCAATAAAAAACACTCCCTAACTTCTGGAGCCTTTTTAATTCCTTGAGGGTTAATGGCACCTCTAGATGTCGTAAATGATTCACCACCGCCAGACATACGATTAGACTTGGTACCGATAACTTTAAACTGGACATAAAGACGTTTTGCAGCCAACAGTTTAACATATAAATCTAACTCCTTATAAATATGTCTTAATCTCAAAATGAGACTACAGCGTTTTACCAATTCAGGATTACCTTCTTGGAAATCAATATCTTCAACAATATTCCTAAGTGTCTCACTTTTTGTATCATTTATTCCTTGTTTCTCTAGTGGAGAGGCTGCTTCATGTAAATACTTTAAAACCCATTGAGGAGAGTTGAAACTCACAGCTGCGCTATCGCGCAGCTCTAGGTCAATTCTTTCCCGTTGAATTTTAATCTTTTCTAAATCTACATTAAAACCTTTCCAAAATGCAACACCTACTGCCCAAGCCAAATTGCTATCAGAATCGACAGAGCTATCATCGAAATTAATATCATTATTATGATAATAGTCTCTAAGAATACGTAGATATGATATATCATTCTCTGCATATTTAATCCTTTGTGGATCATTTGACCATCCTTTTATATGTTCATCGGCCACACCCAACCACGTACCTAGAGTTGGAAAATAAGAATACTCTTCAGGCTTTTTTAACTGAGGTAGATCCTCAATAGTTATGCACTCGTCGCCTGTTATGTACTCAATTATATTCTTTAGCGCAGCACTGGGATTAAACGATAACCTAATATTTACAAAGTTAGTATTCAGTGTTCCTTTTTTTATAGCTTCATTGATTTCATTAGGATTGGTAATTTCGCTAAAGGAGCCGTCTGCATGATCAACTAGGTCAATTATTTTCCAATTTGCACCTCGGATTGTTTTATTACCTTTAAAGTAAATATCTGGTATTTCAACCTTATTCTTTAACTCTTCTAAAATTAAAGGAGCCAATACCTTTGGAACTTTTTTAAGAACAATATCCTTCTGTTTAAGTACAGATTGAAAAAGTCCCTTCTTACCTATAACAAGGTAGTCAATGCAATTCTTTGGCTTAACACAATAGGTATCATGACATACGGGATCATTTTCCCAATCATGGATATCCAGTGGTGTCGGAACTTTATTTCCGGGTAAATGTTTTAGTACACCATATGTTCTGTTAATGTGAAAACTGTCGTGGGCTAGGTTAAAACCAACGACAGTATGCTCACACATTAACTCAATAAGTCTACATGTTTCATATGCAGTTCTTCGGAATACATTATGAATCTGTATTGGCCCGTCATCTATGGCCCATTGAATGAGCACCGTGGGCCCGTAAAAACCTATTGACTCTGTATCCATGTAGAACATAGTTAATCCCTTATACAGTTAGGGTTGTTTGAAATGCATCTTTTTTATCTTTTTCTTCATTTATTTTGCCACCGCTAATAAAGTACCTAGTTATGGCCGTGCTTATTAATCTTATCCCCAAAGTATTCTTTTCGTAATTCTCAGTAATAAAGTTCTTTACCCTATCTACCACATCCTTTTTATTTACTGAAGGGAATAGTAAAAGATATTTTTTTAGTAAATCACTATTGTCTATTAATCCATACATAGAATCTAAAGATACCTCTGGAGTATTAAAGACAAGTCCTACTCTACCTAGAAATTCTGTTTTTATACCAAATTCTCTAAGCCTGTCTACAGTTACATCTTCTTCTCCATTAAAGGCACCTGCAAAAATAAAAAGCATTTTCTTAACAGATACATTAATATATTTACCATAGTCACCAAATACAGATGTAGTATCTGACTCTAATATTTTTAAAAATTCATTTTGTACACCTGTGGTAGTTTCATGTGCAACAGATGAATTAGAGTTTCCAGAAATAAATAATTTATCAAACTCATCTACAAAACACAGTGTGAGTTTATCACTTCTCTGCATTAAAGGAGATAAGGCTTTAGATAAACTATTACCACTTGTACCCTCTTTTGTAAGCTGGGCTGCGTTTATTTCCAAATAAGCTAGGTCAAATTTATTGGCTAGCATCTGAACTGTGTAACTTTTTCCACATCCGGACGGGCCGGTCACTATAAAATGAGGTCTGATACCTCCATTACTGGCTTTAAATATTTCAACTACTTTAGAAGTCTCATTAATAAACTGTACTTGTTCTTTGATCTGCATATCTATCTCCTTTATATAATTAAGTCTTTTTAAATTCAAGTAAACTACCGTTAATTCTAGTCCTCACATCAGTATGTACCCAGTTAACACCTGTTTCTATTGCACCTATTAAAGGAAATTTATCTTGATTTTTTATTATTTCCTGTTGCACTTCTAACACATCTAATCCTTTAAAAATTTTATCTGAAGCATTACCTAAACGGTGTTGTGACAAATCAGAACCTATATTACAGTTTCTAGGTCTAAAACCACTATATTTTCTTTGTCCTCCGTTATGCCAATTATTAATTATAATAGGTACATCAAAATACTTACGTAAAGTTAAATCACTTTCCATTAATTTGGGGTTGATAAACCATACAGAATGTTCATAATATTTTTCATATATGTCAGGTGGAACGTATTCTTGAATTATAAACATAGTTAATTCGCTTTCAAGTAACCGCGTGGATAATATTTCATACTTAATTCATTCCATTCTTTTCTAGGCACACAATTGTGCCACTTTGTATCAAATAGTGCAAAAGCTTTTATACGACCATCTTCATAATCAAGACATGTTATTACGGCTACACAATCTTTATCGAACGTTGTATTATTTACTCTGTGCACGTGTACTTGACCAAATGTTATAATGACTTCCATAATTAAACCTCCATAAATTTTAAAGGTTCATATATAACTTTATAACCTAGTTCTTCATGTATATTTTTCAAATACCCTGCTAATCCATATCCTGCGAAGTACTCTGTTTTACCTTCTACTTCAAGTACCCAGGAATTAGTGAGACTGCTAATTCTACAAACCTTACCATTATTACGTTTTCTTATGTATATTTTAATACAATTCTCTTCCGTTTCTTGAATTATCTCGGCATGATCCGGATCAAAGCCATGTTTTGCAATAAATGCAGTAACTAACTCTTCCTTTACCTCGTTTATACAATTTAGATAACTTTTTAATATGCCATCCATAATTAAATCTCCACCATTGCAAAAACTGATTGAATATCTCCCATTGTTATCGCTTGCAAATCCTTTTTATTGATTAGTGATTCACGTATTTTGTAATCACTAGGTAAATGACAATAGTCTTTCACCAACAAACCGCGCATTTTATCCATATTGTTGCTGTGTGCACGTGCTTCACTTTGCATACGTGCTGCACCTTTATTGGTATTAGAGTAATAAATAATTACAGGTGATGCACTAAATTCATTACCTTCTCCTCCTGCTTCAGGATTGGCTACTATCGCTAATTTATCCAACACACCTTTATCAGATGACCTGTCCATTTCTTGTAGACAAAGATCAATGTCTACTTTTTGACCTATAACAGTTTCAAAATTCTGTCCCTTAAGGTCATTCTCATCTTTATCAACCAATGGTAAAAATATGTTCCATCCCCTACTATCAATCTGTAAAACTACCCAACCTTTCTTTAGACATTCCTCGGTTATAATGTCCAATGAGCCTTGAAATCCAGCATAGATAATAATTCTACCAATATCTTTATATTCATCTAGGTCATCTTTCAACTGTTCAATTTTAGGTGATCCAGTAAATTCTGCACCGGTACGCTTTTTTGTGTTATCCTCCTCATTGTATTCGTATTGGTACATAAAACCGTCACTCAACTGTCTTAGTTTATTTAGACAACTCAAGGTGTTCAATGTATTTTTAGTAATTAACTTAGCCGTCCTGAGCATTTCATTTGTTGGTGGTAAGTCCACTATCTCATACTCAATAGGTGGAAGGTCAAGACAGTCTTTCTTAAGAAATATAAACACTATAGGTTTTAACCTCTTATAAAGAGCCGTCAACTCTTCTTGTCTCCACTGCTTGAGTCTCCAGTACATCTGCCCTATCCCACTCTCTTGCTGTTCAAATTCACCTAGACGGCGCTCAAACATCATCCTATTAGGTTCTTTGATATATCCCGGACAAATAACCTCTAATAGATGCCACCAGTCGCCGGGATTCTTTGGCGCAGGAGTACCGCTCAAACCCACCAAATAGTAATTATCCCACCCATACAACTCATGCATCCAACTACTTAAAATATCAGAGGCATCTGATACTCGAGTATTAGGAGTTTTCAGGTTTTGCATTTCATCAAATACAACGAAATTAGGAATCAGATTACTTGTTATGAAACCTTGACCTAGAACAGCAGCGTTATACGCCTGTTCACTACTATGCAGTTCCTGTATATAGTTCCTAAATCCAGCATAAGTGAAATAATTAATGTTGATATTCTTTGTTACTCCCCATTTATCCGCTTCACGTTTAACACCACGTAAAGCAGTCTTTGTAGATATAATCCATGCATTACCTTGAGCTAGATCACGAATACAGTTGAGCGTAGGTTTTGTTTTACCGGTACGCATCTCACCACCTATAATACACGTTTTACGTGTTATAATGGCGTTTTGCATTTCATTCTGGTGTTTCCAGTTACCTTCGAAGACCTCTGTATATAGGGGTCTTATAAACTTTTTAACCATTTCATTTCTTGTAATAAGATCCAAACTAAATAAATTGCGACGGTTATTTTTTATTCTCCACACCTTACTGGCAGGATCAAAACTGTTTGAACTAGGTCTATCCAGAGTCTTGACGTATTCAACCATAGGTTTGAAATAGGGAAACTTTAAACAATATATATTCCCCTTGGCTTCGGGGTCTAGCCACATATCTACTTTTATCTTTTTGCGGCCAGTAGGTGTGTTAAAAAAGCAATCCATAGTATACCTTTCTAGGTAAACAGTATGCCTAAGTTATTTTCAGCACAAACTCTTAAGAATTCCTGTGCTGAAGCTACCAACGCTTTATCCAGATAATCTGGTGCTTCTGTCCAATCTGAGATAAAATGAAATTCTTTTATTTCAGCTGCTGAAAAATATAACTCTCTATAATATACACCACTACACCTAACTAAAGCAGAGATACTTTCACTACAATCTAAACCTCCTAACGCTAACATATAATCTACTGTACCATGTTCTTCTATTACTCTTTTAGAAGCTTCCTCAAATGCTGTTCTAAGTTGATGGTCTTTTATATACTCCTCATTAGCTATTCTCCATACTATTTCAATAGGTTGCCCATCTTTCATTGCCCATACATCTATTCCCATTTATACTCCTAGGTTCAAATTTTACAGGTAAAGAGATATTTAAGCCTTTGACTTAATTTAGCACCATAAAATCTCTTAAGTAATTTATTTTTAACCTCGTTTATACAGTTTAGATAAAATACAGCAGACTCTAACTTACCTATCTTACTTCTTAAAGCATTATTTTCAGTAATTATAGCCCCAAATGGAAATAATTTTTTATCTACATTATACGCAAAACCAATACGACAATGTATATTCTCTTTTGGGTAATGCAAGGTTGTCAGTTCTATTATCTGTCTTTCAAATGGATAATCTATACATGCAGCAATATCTGGGCGTACAAAACTATTTTTATCCTTAAATAGTATAGCTGTATTACTTGAACTAGGTACCTCTAATATTGTTATATCGGTCACAACAAATGCTCTCATCATAAATCTCCTATTCCTTCAGGCATATTGTTATATGTTTCACTTAACTTATCCCTGTTTACCATTTCTTTAATATGCATATAGGCAAAGATGTTCCAACAAACCGCAGCTGCATGATCTTCATCATCCATTCCAGCTATTAATTTATTCAAATGACGAGCTGCCGAGGAAAGACACCTAGACAACGGTATACCCTTTTCCCAATTACGATCAGCATACCTAGCGGTTCCATTTTCATAGTGTTGTGCTAATCTATGCAGAGCTATAGGTGAAATTAAATCATAACGTCCCTTACCTTTTTCAGGTTCTCGCACTGCACTACTAGGTGAATATTGTTCACGTTTTCCAGAATCAATTAATTCAGTTGCCATAATTTACTCCTTTATTATAGGTATAGCTGCACAGACATATATACGTTTACCTTTTTTATCTTTCTTTCCGTTATATTTGGGGGGACCAAACTTAAATAAGTATATTTGGCCCTCTGAAATTTTACCTAGAAACTTATACGGTACGAAATAAAAATAACACCCTCTATCAAAGAACTTGGGTGCTATACATAGTTTTCCTTTTTTATCCCTTACTACCCTTTCAAGAGGATATGTTTTCATTTGTCTACCCATTTAAAGGTTAAAGGTGCATTTCTTAACATCATTTTATATAAAGAATCGTCAAACTTAATTTCTTGTCTCAAACGTGAAATTGACCAAGTATATATACCTCCTATATCTTTTAGTGTTATATATACATCACTTTCACTTGAACACCCATCTCGGTTATTGTCAAAAAAAGAGGCAAGCGACGTGACAATAATGTCACGCCGCAGAGCTTCAATTCCAGCTATCAGCAAATCAATGGGAGAGTACTCATGCGTAGAAGTATTTATACTGTTAGGCACTTTAAATCCCCCATTGTTTATACCATCTGCCACCGGTAAACTAATAGGCAGTAAGGAAATGTCTACGACTGGAATTGAAACTAGATTCATTTGTGTTACCTTTCAATACTTTCAGTATTACCATCATCCTTGACAGTTTCAGCTACTGCTTTGACAGGATTTGAGAATTGACCTAGATACTTCTTGTACATATCTACGTCAATAGGTATATCCTTGTCTCCAACATTAGCTATGGTCAATGAAGACGAAGTAGTAGAAACAGCAATACGGAACCATTTTCTGGTTCTTTGCTTGTTTTCCTGCTTACTTGTAGTTAATATAACTACCTTGCCGCCTCGACCAGAGGTCCAAACAGCTTGTACATCTTTTGCAATTTGTCCTTTCATAAAAAACTGAGCAAAGGAATCTTGTTCCGGTAGATAAAAGAACATGTCTGCACCCTCTGAAATAACACAATTCTCAGGAGCAGCCATTGTGGCCAGTGTACGATATCCTTCATCAGGAGTCTGCCCCATCATACAGTACTTATTTTCTACAAACTCATTGGACGCTGTATTTATAAGGGCCACATGTAATCTATAAGCCAGAGGTACTGCCTTAATTTTTGTTCCAAGTGATGTTTGTCCACCTAGAACAAACTCGCCAGCTTTTGCTACTCCCTTATCAACAGATCCACTGAGGTAATGAGCCACACTCATAAGCGGAATCCAGTCAGTAGCTCCGAGCTTTGATAATTCACTAGGTTCAATTTCTCCTGCTTGGTTAAGGAGATCGGTAGGATTTACATTCATAATTAAATCGTTCATTTATTATTGTTCCTTGTTATTTATTATAGGTAAGGCGCATACTTAGGATATGCGCCTTATAGGTTAATTATGCTGTCAGCTGTGACAAATCAGTGATATTATGCTTTTTCGCATACTCAGCCAACTCTTTACGCTTCTGAGCTTCAGTGTCAGCTTTGCGAGCTTCTTTGGCAGCTTCTTTTGCTGCTTTATTAGCATCCCACTTCGCTTTACGCTCAGCAGCAGCTTTCTCATCTACCTGAAAGATTTCTTCATAGGCAAAGAGATAGCCGCGATTAAACTCAGACGAATCGTCTTCTACCAGATTTTTAGCTTTCTCTAGGTTAGCTTTGATCTGATCGTTACTGAGTTTTTTCTCGGTAAGTTCAAACACAGGCTCTTTTCCACCCTTCAGAGCCTTTTTCTCTGCTGCATATGCATCTACAGCTTCTTTAATACGAATTGCAAAGGCATTGGTGTCAAGCATACAAGCATCCTCAACCAATTCCATGATATCAAGGTCTTTTGGGAGCTTGGTCATGGCAATGGCGTTAGTCACAGGCATTTTATATTCCGCCACCAAAGTCTGAATAACGTCCGGCAGACGATTAAAACGCAACATGTTGCTAACGTAGGATTCACTTTTGCCTACACTTTTTGCGAGAGTAGGAAGATCATACTGCTTGTGTACCATCACCTTTACCAGCGCGGCAGAAAATTGCTTAGCATTGGTTGCTTTTACGTTTGCATTTCCACTGATCTGTCGTTCCAGTGATGTGATTTCATCAATGTTACTGATCTGGACCGGAATACTCTGGTAAGCCGGATCACCCTCGTTACAGAGAATCTGACAACACTTCGCCCGACGTGAACCATTGATGACTTCATAAAAATCATCACCTAGAGGACGTACACTGAACAGATCGGACATACCATTGCCTCGGATATCTTCGAGAAGTTCTAGGGTAACATTCCAATCGGGATCAGTTTCTTTTGGCTCGGGACGAAGACCGCATTCATTATTGTCATAGGGGAACTTGATTTTGAGCGGACTAATATTAAGAATTTCCATTTGTAAAACTTTCTAATTAGGTTACCTTAACGATTTTACCATCTTTCATTGTTACTTCAGCATACCATTTACGAACGTATGCGCTAGGTCCGACGACACAAAAAGTTCCGTTTGCTTTAAACTCCTTTCCAAATAATGATGTTTCAGTATGAAGTAAATCTTTACCTAGAGACTCTTTGAGACTCTTCTTCGTTTTATAATTTACAACTAACATAAGTTATCCCATTGTACAAGGTAAAGGCTCATATTGAGGAGGCACAACAAAACCTGCTTTATGAGGTAATTTCTTAACCATTCTTTTATAGGGTGATCCTCCTTGTTTTGCAATTTCACGTTCATTTGCAGTCTCACTCTTTGCCAAACCAAGTTTAATTTTCATTTCTTTTGTTACCATAGTATTACCTAGCTCCTTCTATGTGTGAAAATTTGCTTTTTTTGATTCCAAACCAATCAAGAATTTTAAAAACTGGCCATACAAGTTCTCCAAATGGAACAACCAAATCATTTGCATGCAAACTTGGAGAATCAGAGTGATTAAATTTCTGACGATATATGGTTCCTGTATCTCGGTTGACAAGTATCAGTGTTTTTCCATTTTTGTGGTAGGCAGCCAACAGTTGTAATCTAGTGCCAGAATGATAAACAATAATATCGGAAACATTAATTAACTGTTCTTCCTTCTGTTGCTTTTTTAACCTATCCAATTGTTCTTGGGCTGCTTTAATTTCCAATTCCTTCATAACTATTTTTTGTTGAAGAGTACACATATTAAACTCCATCTATTTGTTTGACTAATTCTCTCAGTTTTTTTACTACCCATTCAAGGGTATAAAATGATTCTCCAATTTCATTTCTAAAATCAACTATATTATAGGTATTGCCCATGATTTTTTGTTTAGTAAACTCTGTAAATCTAGGTTTTTACTTATCATAAATTTCATGATGTCGTTGTTTATTAAGTCCAATCATATCACAAATATCATTAGCAGCATTAGAAATTATCATGGACTCACATGCACTTATTCTATTCATATTAAAGTGGCCCATCTATTTGTTTGAGTTCCTTATTTTCAATTTGAAGGTCAACAGTATCGGCTGCTGTGACACATGCATTAGCAGCTTGTGATGCATTGTAATTTGCCACTTTTTGCACATCCTCTTTACACAAACGGAAGATTTTAGAAACAGTACTAGGTGAAAGTCTAACTTCCATCTTTCCAGTTTCGCCGCTGATTTGAATAACCCCAACTATCTCATTCGGGTACTCTGAAGCATACTGTTCATGTTTAGAAATTGCAAGCTTTAAAACTTTCATACTTACCTCCTAGGTTAAATATCTAATCTACCAATATATTTTTTTTGCCAAATATTTACTAACTGTTCCATATCTTTTTTATTCAACTGGATATAGTCAGAAATCCCTCTTATTCAATGTAATTATCATATATCGTTAATTTCATAAAATCCCCACTACCTTCATGTAAAATAATATCTCCTTCACTTTTTATAAAATCTTTTAATTTCTCCATCGTGTCAATAGTTATAAACCAGTCATTTCTCTGTAAATCCCTTTTTATATACCCATTCTCTACTCTATGATTAGTTCCTTCTTTGTACCAATTAATATCATGTGGATCATCTACATCCCTTTCATCTACATATATATAAGGTTTTAGCACAGCTAAGGGATGAGGCATATCTTCCCTATTTGATACTCTAGATACTAAGAAATTCATACTTACCTCCTAGGTTAAATATCTAATCTACCAATATATTTTTGCCAAATATTTACTAACTGTTCCATATCTTTTTTATTCAACTGGATATAGCCAGAAATCCCTCTCTCCATATCTCCTGTTAATTGTACACATGCACCCCTATCTCCTCCACTGTAACGTGTAACTTGTATAGGTACATTACGACTACCTGTATTTTGCATAACTGTTAATTGTGTACTCATATACTTACCTCCTACTTGTTAATGGTTATCATAATGAACTTACCATCTAATCTACTATAATACTTCCCTACAACCATTTTCTCGTCTTCAAATGTCACTTCATCAAGTGACTCTAATCTGATTTTAAAGTCTTCATTTAGATCTTTACCTAGACCATTTAAGTTTAAAAGATCCCAATATTTTTGATGAAGAGTAGAGTCTTTATCTAAATCAACAATATACATCATATTATATGCAATTGTAGAATGACCACAGTGACTGTATTTATAAAATTCTCTGCAGTTACAAGTTATACCTTTATTGGTTACTTTAACTAGGTAAGAAAACTTATGTTTTCTTTCAAACAAGAATAAAGAAGGATTTGTTTTGTGGATAGTATAGCCGGAGATTTGAATCTTTAACATTTAAACCGCCTTTCAAGTGATTTTTGACCTAGACTTTTAACCTAGCAGGTTTATAGTCTATTTAAGCGTTTAAATACAATATATATTCAAAAAATAAAACATACACTATAAAATACCTAATGCCATATTCAAGCGCAAGTATTTTATTATTTTTCTTTTCAAAAAAAAGTTTATATATAATGGAAGAAAGAAAGAATCATTTTATACCCCTGAAACGTATATTTATTTATTTATATAAAAAGTATTATATATAGAGGTATAGAGATTATTCTTTCTTCTTTGAGCGGCAAAAAGTATATTATATAATGGAATAGCGATAAATTGACAAACAAGAAAGGATTGACAAACAAGAAAGAATGACAAGAGGTAGTAGTATATCAAATTGATATATCAAATTGATATAGCAAGTCTAGGTTAACAAACAGATGAAAGGAGTAGATTATGTGTAATAATGAAGAATTGATTATTTCAGTATCTGGTGTATTAGAGAAACAGCAAGTTAACCTTACTAGGGACAAGTTATACAGTTTATTAACGACATGCAAGATGAAGGATATTCATTTAACTATATGTATGATTAATGAAGGAGTGGATTATGGGTAAAATTACTGAGCAGGAATTGGTTGAAATGATATACGGTAGGAATACAGAACGACATAAAGTATCTGCTGATGAAAGACTAAGTAATTTGATAGATGTAGTTATAAGTCATATTGCCTGTGAAAAGAAGAAGAAGATAATGTATGTTTACGTTGTGCTCATATGGATGTGTTATTACTATAACATTCAGGTGGAGGCTGTCTAGGTAATTCACTCCTCTAAATTCTAAAAATAATAAATTTATCTGAAGAAGATAGGAAAGGTTAACAATCACTTGAAAGGAGTAAGTTATGTCAGAATGTGTATATTTAGGCGAGACGGATACTAGACGTATTGAAGCTCTTACATTTGCTATAGAGCAATTAACAGAAACAATGAAAGAGCCAAAGAATGTTAATGAAGTATGTTTACAGTGTATGCATGTAGATGTATGCTATTACTATAAGCATTCAGGTGGAGGCTGTCTAGGTAAATTCACTCCTCTAAATTCTAAAAATAATAAATTTATCTGAAGAAGAGAAATCCACATTTGATCTAATGGTCAAAGATGTAGACTATGTTATAAGTGAAGTAAGAAATGCGTATGAGATATCCTACGAATGGGAAGAGTTAAAGAAACTTTTAAATAAAGCTTTAGGAAAGGAGTAACTAATGTCAACAGAACCTGTTATTTTTATACCTAGTTACGAAATAGTGTTACGCCTCAAACATGTAATACTTCTATTCTTGTTTTTATTTGTAGTATGTATCATTGGCTACTTTTCAGGTTACTTATATGAAATAGAAAGGTATATAGATGCTAAAGACACAAGCAGTACAGAACTTCATTAAAATCTATACCTTGCCACATTTACAACTATATACTCCAGAAATGGAAGTACAGGTAAATGTGGCTCAAGATGGTGGTACAAAATCACGTAGTAATAAGAATTCTTATTTCTACACAGATAATATCGAAGTGTGGAAGCACTTTAGAATACCATACAACGCTGATACCGAACCAGAGTATTCAGATACTGAGCTTAAGTTTAACCTAGAGAAGCACATTGAGGCGATAGGTTTAACCGGCTGGAATTGGAAACAGAGACAATCTCACTGGTTTGGTTATGATATTGATTCAATAATTAACCATAAGGAAGGGTTAAGTGAAAAAGACATAGAACAAATAGTGTTAAGAATAACAGATATACCTTATGTGACTGTAATTAAAAGTACATCAGGTAAAGGAATACATCTGTATATTCACCTAGATAAACCTGCAGCCACAAGCACACACACTGAACATGCTGCTATGGCTAGATCACTTCTAGGTACATTAAGTGTTGATGCTTATTTTAACTTTAATAACTCAATTGATGTGTGCGGTATGGTTCTATGGGTATGGCATAGAAAAATTGAAGGGAATCCCAATGCTTTTAAATTGATAAAAGAAGCAACGGCTAAGTTTCCCTCTAACAGGATACCTTCTAATTGGCGCACACACATAGAGGTTATATCAGGCAAAAAAAGGAGAACTCGGTGTCCTATAAAAGACGAAGATGATCAGTTATTTCAAATAATGGCCTCAGCTACACGTAGTACGCCGTTAGATGGAAAGCACAAGGTATTATTGGATTGGTTTAAGAATACCTCAATACTCGATTGGTGGTGGGACAGTGACCATATAATGTTGGTATGCCATACTCTAGATTTAAAGAAAGCCCATACAGAGCTAGGTTATAAAGGAGTATTTTATACCAACAGTTCTGGATCATCTGAACAGAATTGTTACGCTTTTCCTAGTGAAGATGGTTCGTGGGTTATACGTCGTCATTCCAGAGGAGTTAAAGAGCACCCTTCATGGAGTACAGATCCGTCTGGTTGGACTAGGTGCAATTTTAACTGTGAAAGTGATTTGGGTACATGTGTTAGAGCGAACGGTGGTTTAGAAAATGCTTCAGGAGACTACATATTCGAGAACATGGATCTAGGTTTAAAAGCACTTGAAGACTTAGGAGTAACTGAAATCAATGATATATTGAAACGTAATACTGTATATGAAAGTGTATTAAGTAAACGCAGCTTTACCATACGTCCAAAAAAGGAGAATAAAGTTATATTGATGTTTGATCGTCTAAAAGAAATAGACGATAACTTTAATATACAGGGATTTGTGTCAAACAAGCAAGGAAATAGGTGGGAGAGAGTTTTAACTATACCCACAATAAGAAAAACTTTCAGTTCTCCTGATCACCTGATACGGCACTTAGTAACCAGCGGTGAAGAAGCAGGGTGGTATATATTAACTAAAAAAGGATGGATTGGGCAGCAAAGGTGTAATGTAGTTACTGTTTTACAAAGTCAAACACATTCAGCGTCTCGAATGGATGTTGAAATGATGATGAGCAAAGCAGTTCTCGATCCTTGGGAACTAGTTAATATGCCGTTTACTGAAGAATATCCAGGAAACAGACAGTGGAATATGAATGCAGCATGTTTTTCTTGTGATCCAAAAGAAGGTTCCTTTGACACATGGAATACTGTTCTGGGGCATCTAGGTAAAAACATAGATAATGATGTTAAAGAGGATACTTGGTGCAGTACATACGAAGTGGTGACAGGTAAAGACTATCTCTTTTACTGGATAGCCAGCATGTTTCAGCGTCCAGAGGAGCCTCTTCCTTACCTATTTTTTGTTGGACCACAGAATTGTGGAAAAAGTACCTTGCATGAAGCTCTAGGTTTAATTATGGAACGTGGCTATGTAAGGGCTGATAACGCTCTCAGCAGTAATGCAGGTTTCAATTCAGAGGTCGCTAATGCAGTGCTTTGTGTTATAGAAGAAACAGATCTGAGTAAGAGTCCAGAGGCTCTTAACAGAATTAAAGATTGGGTAACAGGAAAGCGTATCAGTATTAGAGCATTATATAAGAATGCTTATGATATAATAAACACTAGCCATTGGATGCAATGCGCAAACAATGTTAAGAACTGCCCTATACTATCTGGTGACACTAGAATCGTACCTATAAATGTCAGTGTGCCAAAAAAAGAAATACCTAAGGGACAGTTATTAAAACAGTTGGAAAAGGAAAAGCAGGCATTTTTACATGCTTGTCTTAATTTACATTTACCAGATCCGGCTGGTCGTTTAGGTATACCATGTATCCAAACGTCACATAAAACAGTAATGGAGGATAAAAGTGAATCATACCTGTTAAAGTTTATGAAGGAGCATATAAAAGTTCACCTAGGAAAAGCAATAAGTTTTGATGACTTCTATATAGAATTTTATAACTGGTTAGATGATGATCAAAAGTTATACTGGACTAAATCTAAAGTCAGTAAATTCTATCCAACGGATTCACCATACTGTAAGGGCAGATACGGTGGAACAGGAGCCATTTATCTAGGTAATATTTTATTTAACAACTCGCAAGAATGTAGCGACCCTGAAACAGAAGAATGTTATACAGATTTAACAGGAAGGATCAAAAAAAGAATATGTCAAACGAATTAACTATAAAAGATTTACAAGTAAAGGATTTACTTGTATCAATTGATCTAGAAACCACTGGACTAGATCCATATTTACACGATATGTGGGAAATAGCTGTAGTACCATTTGAACTAAATGAGTATAAAACCTCAGCTAAGGTTTTACCTTGTACATTTAAGGCTAGGATGCGTCCACAGAATCCTATGTCGATGCAACCTAAAGCACTAGAAGTGGGAGGAGTTACAAAGGAAGAGTTAATGGCTATACCAACAAATCTGTTTCAGATACTTAATAGTTTCTATGAGTGGAAACTTGAAATGTATCCTGAATACAGATTCATACCAGTAGGTCATAACTATGTAAGTTTCGATAAACAATTTTTAATTGCTAAGATGAATAGTTTTAACTATGACCAAAATTTTAATCACCATTCACTTGACACAAAAGTCATAGTGAAATGGTTACAAAGTATGGGCTACAGTCTAGGTGAAAAACTATCATTGCAGGGATTAAAGAAGTTTTTCAATTTACCGTCACGTACTGCACATACATCAGAAGGTGATGCATTGACGTGTATAGATTTACTATGTGCTTTAAATAAACTTGTTAAAGGAGACTTGTGATGGATAAAAATATATGTAACCACGAAAGTCAAATATATAAAGATGGATATTATATATGTGAAATTTGCGGTTACATGATATCAGAATCAGAAATGATTGAATTGATACATAAAAAATACCCTTCACATGATGTGAAGGGTACTAATTAAAATCCTATATTATCGGTACCTTCATTTTGATCACAACCTATATTTAAGCTATAGTTAGATGCCGGGTCTCCCGTTTCACCGGGATTTCCGGCATCTGTAGCTTTAATCCCATAATTATTATATACCCCTACATTGCTAAAAGTTTGATATGCTCCAATATTAGTTAAACCATTACCCGGATAAATCTGTTCTGGTTCCGAATACTGCATACCTGTTAATTGTAATAAACCTAGAGTTAGTTTAGGTTCAGTATCTCCATACCCAGGTTGAAAATCTGTCTCCAGTATTAAATACACACATTCATCTGAGTTTTTAATATATGTATCGTCATCAAATGTGACCAGTTGTCCGGGAACTAAATCCATTGTATTCTCTGGATTACAATGCACTACTAGTTTACGAAACGGAACAGTGTAGAAATCTACACATAGGTCATTTAAAACCTCTGCTGTAGTGGCATCTCTAATTGTTTCAGATTCAAACGTCGCTACTCTTGTCTGATCTAAATAATCTACAGCTTCTGTAAATCCTGTCCCTGTATACTGTTGAGTGAATGTATTATCAGTATAGCGTTTCTTATACTTAATAGTCAAACCAGTTATTAAATTATTCACGCCTGTGATGCTTTCAGTATAGTCTGGTCTATTATTTCCAGTATCTAAAAGGATATCAGTGTTATACAAAACAGTAGGAGTTGCTCCCATTAACAATGTAAAAAGGCACATATCCCCATTTGGAAGTTCACCTAGAATCAGTCCTTGTTCCCGGCAGATTTTATTCAGTAGCTCAGAACTTTTAATTGGCTTATCAAATAGTGCGAAGGAACAAGTTTGATCAGATGTATTTGTTTCAACAAAAGCAAAAGATGTTGCATCAATATTTGTTATGCTCATTTCATCTTCTAGTAAATCTGCTAAAACAGTGGAAGGATTTACAATAGTGCTACCTTCTAGTAGTCTACCTTGCCCTTGGAAGAATAAATCTGTATCCCTTATATCTACTGTATATTCAATTAAAAAACCTACATTATTTATATAAAATACTGTTTTTGTAGCACTATTAGCTATATAATCACGAAGATGCAACTGTAATACAAAACGTTGCCTTAAAAAATCATCCAGTGTTTGAGGCATTTTTGGATCTTCTATATTTCCATGAGTGTAACTTGGGTAATCAGTAGATACTGTGTACCATGCTCCAAATAATGGGAAACTCTTTTCCCAACAATTACCGGCATAAGGGTTATTACTATATTTCTCAAATGTATTTGTACCCTCAAACGGTTCCCAACAAACAATATTAGATAAAGCATTTACAGGAGCATACCAACTACTTGCAGTATCTCCATTAAAAATAGGCATACCTAGCGGATCATTAATATCTCCCAAACCTAACAGATAAGCATTGTATAGATTTATACCTACCCTCTTAAAATAAGAATCAGAAGCAGCTGAACGCATAGCTAAAGATATACCAGTCGGTGCTCTTGTATTATTTGTACTCCCCGCTGTATCCCCTGGTTTATCAACTTCAAAACTACCTAATAACCATATACCAGAAATTTTACCTTTTAAATCTGTAGTTTTATTTAGTTCTAGGTCGAGTAAAATAGTACCTACAGCTGCTTGTATATTTCCATACTCTTCTGGCCAAACTGGATCGTAATTTAAATCAGTTAAAATATCGCAATCTATAGTTAGTGGACTGGTATCTGTATATTGGTAACTAAAATTACTAATTAAGTTTTCTAGGTTAGATACACTGTTTGTAATTTCATCTATTCTTTTATGACCTGTAAATACATCATAGTCTCCATTAGCAAGTTCACATAATAATTTCCAATTACTGATAGTGGTAACAGGTATAACTGTTTTCATCTTCAATGTATGTTCTGTATTATCCTCTTCATCTTGTTTTATTACTACTGCAGTATTTATTGCATGAGTAGCTTTAGCTGTATTACTGTATCCTCTAAACACATAATGCAGTGAGCTAACACCATAAGCATTATATACTGGGATAGATTGGTATACTAACATTTTTTCATTGTCTATTTGTATTATACGTGATCTTACTTGATCATTGTAGTCATATTTCAAACCTGGAGAACTTTCACCTAGATAACTATTTGTTAGATATGTTGTTCTTACATCTGAATCGTTTTGTCTGGCAAACATTTCAGGGATAAAGATATCAGAAGAACTACCCACAGTGTAAGTAGTAGAAGTTGATACATTTTCAAAACCATCTGTATCTTCATTGGGCTTTAAAACATCCCATTCACCATATTGCGGATCTAAAAAATATTCAATGGAAGAAGTATATTTACCTACCTTAAATTTATAAACGGTACCCACTTGCTCTACGAACTCATAATAGTTATTTCCATTATTTTCGCTTCTAAATAAATCTCCTACTGTAAAAGTAGGGGATGTGGTAAATTGTATTCCTATAGTAGCTGCTACATTTAGTCCTACTACACTGAAATCATTTGTATCAGTTATGGCAGATAATAGTGAAGCTGCACTATACTTTCTAAACAATATCTCTGTGTTACTTACATTTAGTGTTATATCATCTACACCATTAGTGCACTGATCCGCAGTACCTCGGGCAACGTCCCAAACAAAAACATTAGTTATTTCTCCTAATGACTGTTCTCCTGTATATGCTTTAATAGAGTGGTCACTCTCTAGGTCAACAATTAAAGGAATATAGCTATCGCTATCTCTGAAATCTCCATACACTATAGGAATAATTTTATTGTTACTGGAACTAATTTCAGATTCAACAACAGTACCTATTTCTTTATCATTGATTAAAAAATTAGAACGTACAGTAAATTTTACTCTGTCATACTCCACTTCTGTGCTATATATTTTACCTGTAAATATAGTTACACCTTCAACAATTACAGTTATACCTCTACCCATAAGTCCTAATGAAGATAGGACATTTGATATAGTTTCAAGAGAGAAATTCCAATCTCCTACTTTAGATACTCCACCTATTCCTTCAATTGTAGCGTCAGATTCTAGGTTATTATTGTTAAATATGTCGACTGAACGGTTTATACTGCCCATAGACAAAAGCATATGAGGAATTTCAATATAATTTGTGACTGTCTGACCAGATACATTACAAATAAAAAATCCACTATCAACAGTAGTATAACCAGCGAAAGGTGAAGTAGTGCTCCAATCGTCGTTACTATTTTTAGTTATCAGTATTTTTGTTATCATGAAATTACCGCCATGTAAGGAAAAGTCATATTATATATACCTGGAGCTAAGTGTTCAAATAAATCTTTAGTATCACTTTCAGGATAACGACAGAAAGGAATAGATGTATTTAAACCTAGACCCCAATTAATACCAACTAAAGCATTGAGTGTAAATCTATTTTTACTTAATATTATGTCCTCAGTTAACCATTCATCTAAAGCATCCTTATCTGTTACAGAAATATCTTTCATTAATATTGTTCCATATATCTTATATGGTCCAGCATCATAGACTTTTTCTGTGCCATCTACTATGGGTAAAATAAAATGATTTATACGTTTTTTATAAAAAGTTGTCCCATAGACAACCTTACCTATGATAGATACGCTGGCTATGCCATTATCTGATTGTGTAAAAGTTACTGTACTCATCGTCTTAATTCCTCCTTTATTCGGGGGATAATATTCTTTCTTACATAACTTTCTTCCCCTATAACTGTATCAATGTATATTGTAGTTGTACTGCTATTATTTGTATCTCCAAAAGATACCATTCTGTTTATTGCTGAATCTCCACCTAGACGATCAATATCGTCTCTACTTAATACATATTCACCTCTAGATGCACGAATATTTATATTATCACTTGTTCCATTACCATTACCTCTTACCCAACCACCAGTAAAATATGCATCAGCCGGGTTATTGGCAGCAGCAACACCTAACTGAACACTTGTAACACCTGCAGCGAGCCCTATACCTAGAGGAATGGCGACATATGCAGGAACACCAGAATCAGCTAGTGACCCAATTAAGGACATAGATAGTGTGGCTCCGCCTAGACCAATTTTCATCATATCTGCTTTCCATGCAGCTTTAGCAGCTTTTTTATTCTCTTGACGTACTTTTTCTCTAATCTTTTCTTGTTCTTTTTGATATTTATTTTCAGCAAGTGACTTTTGAAGTGCACTATCACCTGCGGCTTTAGATTCAATTTCATATCTCTCAGAAGCTGCTTGCATCTCCTCATTAAAAATTTGAAGCTGTCTTTCATGTAGATATTCACGTCGCTCTGATATAGCATCCATAACTGGATTATACACATCAAGTACAGTAGAGTATATTTTAGAAAAAGTATTTATTCCTTCATATTGGTCTATCTTAACTTCTTGCAGTTTTTTTAGCTTATTTAAAGAATCTTCAACAAACTCTTCAATTTCTCTTTTTGCTTCGTCATTTGCTTCAATATCTACAGGGAAAACAATGTCGGTCCACCCTGCTTGAAGACGTTTTAAAGATTCCTGAAACCCTCCTTGTATATTATGCATATCAAAGAGTTTACCAAAAGAATCTTCTCTTTCCTTCCTACCTTTCTTTTCTTTAACCTCTGGTAAGGTAGGAAAGGCACCGTATGGTTTTGGTATTTTATCTTTTTCACCTATTCCTACAGATGCTGTAGTTCTCATTATTTTATTGTATTCAGCATAAGCTTGATTTAACTTCTCCTGACTCCCAGCTGTTAGGTCTATTTCTGTGCCTAAACCGGCTAGGTTATTTTCTAGATTTTTTATTTCAGGTAATATATCGGTAATATTATCCGGACTACTTTGCAATTTTTCATATAATTCTATTAGAGTTTCTAAAGTAATTATCCTTTTAACCACGGGGTCTTCTAAATTAGAAAGTCGTTTCTCTTCATACATCGCTTTAAACTGCTCTGTAATATCCTTAGCTAATATATACATAGTTGTCAGAGATGTAATCAACAACCCTACCGGGCCCAGGGAACCAGTAAAAGCTGTTTTCATTGTAGTGCCAAGAACCTTAAAATTATTTGTAATACTTATTAACTTGCTTACAGATAGGGCTATCAATATTTCCCTTGAATGGTCTACAGCGAAACCCATTATAGGTATGAGTATATTTAAAGTTTTACCTAGAGAGACAAATGTATCTGTCCACGCTTTTAACATCTCTGGATTATCTTTAAGTGTCTCGTTGAAGTCAACCATCTTTGCCATCATATTATCTAAGAATGTATCGGCTCCAAAACCCATCTCCTTATTTAGAGTGTTCAGAATCATTACAAAATGATCATTAACCATCTGAAGTTTGTCTAGAAGGTTATCACGCATTTCATCGGCCACAACGTTCAATGGTCGACTTAAATCTGTTAATCTGGACTGTAGTTCATATATGGCTTCTGCATTTTTACCTAGAGCCATTGCAGATAAAATACCTCTTTTATTGAACTGTTTTAGCAGATCAACTACAGGTACACCATTTTTGTGCATTAATTCAAGTAACTGTGTGACTCCCATTTCTTCTATTTTAACATCCTTAAGAGAAGCAGCAACTGCAGGTGTTATTTTTAATAGATTAAGCAAATCATTACGCAAACCTGTTCCGGCTAAAGAACCTCTCTGGCCAGTCTGTGCTAGAATACCTATCATAGCAGATAATTCTTCAAACGAGACTCCCAGTTGTGATGCAACAGGAGCAGTATACTTCATTGCCTCTAAGTATTCTTCTAGGTTAAGAATCGTCTCATTGAGTGCTCGACTCATAACATTTGCAGCATATCCAGCCTGATCAGTTCCCATGTTAAAAGCATTCAAAATGTTAATAAGTCCTTCAGATGTAGCACCTTGTTCTTCACCAGAAACTGTTGCTAAGTCTAAAGCACTTTTTAATACTTCCATTCCCTCTGCACCACGAATACCTGCTTTGCTAATTCCAAGTTGAGCTTCAGCAATTTGAGTAAATGAGTGTTCTGTGGTAAGAGCAAGTTTTTCAATATCCTTGCCCATATTGCCCATAGTAGCTCCACTCTCATTGCCTATGGCTTGAATTTTCTTCATGGCTTTTTCAAACTTAAGTGCTTCACTTGTTGCTTGCATAAGTTTAGCAGAAAGCATATTAATACCTTTATAAACACCAATGACGGCAAAGGCATTTTTCATAGTATTACCTAGAGATTTAACTTTAGGTTGAGCCTTACCAGCATTAGCAGCTAACTTTTGAATAGCTACGTTGCCTTTATCATCGACGTTTATTTTTACTAGCATTGTTGGCATTTTTACGCTTCCTGTCTAAATATAATTTATGGTTCTTCCTGCTTAAAAAATATGACATTGTTTCCCAAAATACTCTAGGTGAAATGTCATCAAGGTTCTCGGTGTCAATTATATCCTTAGCCATACTTAAAGTAAAAAATCCATTGCCATCTAACGGGGAGACACCTATTATCAAACAAAACAGTGACCAATATTTAATAATATTGGTACACTGTACAACATATTTAAAACCTTCATTTCCTTCTTGTATATTACAGTCATTGCAAATACCGTGCTGGCACAATGTGCAGCGCATGAAATCAAACTTCATGTCTATGACTTCATCGCACCAGCATTCAAGTTTTTTGTGTTTAAACCTAGATAGGCACTTAATACTTTTGTTGACACATCATCAAAGTTAGTAATAAATTCAAACACTGCCGCTTGAATATCTTCATTAACTTTACCGTCGATAATAATATTTATTGGATTACCATCAACATCATTAATACCCCGAACAGCTTTTAATGAACGACGTATCTTGTGCCATATAACAGATTGCTGCTTATAAATCTTTTCAACTTTTTCTTCATTAGTATCCTTTTCAAGAATAGGTTTTAACTCAATTACACGTTTTCGTATATCATCGGTAAAACAGTCCTCTGTTAAAATAAACTCAAAATCTGCTTCAAAAGAATCCTCAATTGATGAACCCTCTACTGGGGGTGCTGTATATTTTACTGTGAATTTCCTTGTAGGATTTAAAACAAACATAATACCTCCAATTTAACTTAATTTAATTAATTAATTAGCAAACATTTGATTAGTTGACGACAAATCACGTACCCTAAGAATTATAGGGCTGTTTTGAATTAAAGTATTTCCTTCCAACCAAGTAGCGAAATTATTTGTTGATGTGTAATACGGAATAAGCTCTAGATTCTCCTTGGCGACATCATCATCCGACGCGCCTGGGGATTTTACCTTTGCAGCATTTATTAGTAACTCAAAACGATAATAACCATATATTGCGCTTATGCGCACACATACAGTTGTCCAAGCATCCATAAGATCTTGATAGGTATTAGCTGCATGCCTTGATAAAGTTAAATTGCAACCTAGATTATACTGTCCTTCAAAAACAGGTTCAGATAAATACAGACCGCTTATAGTGTCTTGTATTTTATTGAGAGGTATTTCTACACTAACGTCAAAATCAGACACACCTAAAGTCACCAATGTACTTTCACTTTCTCCTACCTCAACTTTAAATTGATCATGGCTCATTCTGTTTGTATTGGTGATAATTCCTGAAGGGAAAGTCCAACCAGAAGAGGAATAGTCTCCTCTCAATTCGGTATGTGCAACAAAATCGTACATTAGCTTAGCTACTTGCCCAGCACTACTTGATATGCCCCACTTAGAACACATAGCATTCTTATATATCATATCATTAACAAGTGCCAAACCAATTGTTGCCATACGATTCTTTAGATCACCAGAAGAGTAACCGGTGATCTGTTCAGCTGTTCTGTAAGCTGATAGATGTCTTTCATGGGCATCCAACTCGTACAGATGATTATACATCAAACTTGACCTAGCTGTAAAAGAAAGAGTAGCATCACCTGTACCGCTTATTTTTGTAAGATCTCCTGTACTCAGTGTAGGTACTGCTCCATCATCACAACTAAAAACATGGTATACCGTGCTACCGTGAACTTCTCTTCTCAAGAAAGTAAAGGAGTTAGTATCAGTATCTTCATACACAGCACCAGCGACTGGTTCAATAGTAGGGGTAGTAACTGTAAAACAACATTCTTCTACAATACTATTTTCAAAACCAAAAGCCCAAAAATGCTTATTATTAACATCAGTAAAATAAGCATCATGTTCGAGTGACTTTTCGATAAACTCCCCAGTTTTTCTAGGAGTATCTTTAAAACCATTGGTGCTAATGCTTTCATCTTCAACAGTATTAATAGTTTTACCTTTCCCCAAACTAAGATAAGGAAAGGCATCGCCTGTGCTAAGAGTTTGTTCGGAATCATCTTCCCCCCATCCCGGTGATTGATCTGCTATTAATCCCTTTTCAAGTTTAAAAGCTGCTTTTTGTAATGCTTTGACTGAAGCCATTTTATATTCCTTTATTTATGAGTTAACTACAGTTATCCTTACGGGCGACGTGAAAGCCATATTAGCATTAGCATAAGATGTACCAAGTCCATTACGTCCAATCATCATAGTTATACTTTGCTGAGGAAGATCATCATCTGATACAGCAGTATTAACTTTAAAGTTAGGTATCTCTATAAGTATTGTATGGGTTGCATCTAGGTAAATATACAACGCTGCTTGTAGAGAAGTGGAATTATCTCTGAAATCTAGAAAAGTATTATCTTCATGACGTGCAACTTTAAAGGAGCCAGTAAATTGCGGAGGAGTCATCCCAAAAATAGGAGTTAAAGTAGTCTGGCTAGAAGCGAACTGTTCATCAAAACCACAGTCCATACTGATTTCAAAATCATCAATAAGAACATTATCACCAGAATCCAAAGCATCAGTTTGATCTCCAACCCTAAAATAACCTGTGCCTCCCGCATGATTAAATACAAAAAATGTACCTATCTCTGAAGGTGCTGCAGGGTATTCACCTACAACCTGACGACTTTCAGCTGTTACTCCAATAAATTCGATATCAACGGTGAATTTTCCTCCAGCAGAGCCTTTTATAGATAGAGATTTCATATACACATTTGCGTACTGGTAACAATTAACACTATCTAGGGTAACAACTGACAACTTTTTTGTATTTGTTGTTCCATTGCAACTAAATACTCCTGAACTATTTGTACCAAAAGCTGTCTCAAGTATGGGTTCAATAGATATAGCATCAAGTTGCATACCTATAGAACCACCAACATGCCTATTTCCTTGAACAGGTACATTTTTAAATGCAACTCCTACAATAGCTTCGTCTTCTATTGTATCAAAATTTTGATTCATCTCCTCTGCAGTAAAGGGTAATGAAAACATAGCGTTCTCTTCAAAAGTATCACCAGACTGCAATTGTACTGCTGCTGCTTTTAAACATTTTACAGTGGCCATCTTAACTCCTTATAGTTGAAGTAATTCAGTGTCAGGTAAAAGTAATTCTATTTCAGTATGAACTATAGCTGCCATAGTGTGAGGTATTAATTCCTTCTCAAAAAATATCTCGGGGTAATCTCCTATCTGTTCAAATCCGTTACATGGAGGATTTCCAGCTTGTCTGTCATCTAAAAAAGAAAAATACATATCGGCTATTTCTTTTCCATACAATACAGCTGTTTTCATTTCTACCAGATTTGCTGTATAATTTTCATTATCTGTCTTAAAAAACACCGCTGTACCTAAACGCAGTGACCATTTTAAATTTCTTTGATCTACATAACCATCACATTTTAATTTTATTATAAGAGTCTCTAATCTAGGTAACTTTTCATCAGGCAGACTAGATATAGCTGGTTCTTCTCCAAATACAACATTAGCTGCATTGCTTATAAAAGAACACAACTTCAACTTAGTATCTATAGCTTCAAGAAGTTCATCAAGTGCGGCCATATTGTTCCTTTACTCTTAAGATACGTGATAAACGTGAATTAAATAAGTGTTGCATACGAATATCCTCTTCATGGGCAGCAGGTGTAAAAGATTGGCGTACAGCACCGCGTACACCGTGTTCATGTAAAAAACGTGCACGTAAAGTTGCTTTAGTCTCTTTTCTTCCTTCTGTCCTTATTGGTTTACCATCTATGACAGCCACTATTCTTCCTCCGCCTACAAAACCCCTACCTATGAACGGATTACCACTTGATATGAGCGCACTTATTGTTGCTTCGTATGCTTCATTTATATTTCTACCTGCTTTTTGAGTAACGATTCTGCCGCGTAAACCCATAGTACGCTGTACAGCTGTCGCTGTAGTCTGCAAAAGTGTACCTTTTATACCTTCCCACTTTTTATTGTGTTTCATCATAGTTAGCATACGTCCCGTTCTCTCAGTTAACCTAGTAGGATTAGACGGTTGTAACTTAGCCATCTTCCAAGGAGACATACGTTTGCCTACAACATTAGATATAATATATTTATCAGCGGCGACTTGCCTAATGTGATCTAGAGCTAAAGATAAAATTAAAAATACCTCTTTGCGATATTCTTGATTTATATTTTTAATCCCTTTTTGGAATTGCTTTAAGTTACTTATCTCAATTCCTGCAACAGGCTTTGTCATAGTTCCTCAATTAAATTAAATTAAATTTAGAGAGACGCGGAGTTAGCGTTCCACGTCTCTCAGCACTCCACTATATACCAGACGTTGCTCCAACAGTAGTCTTACAGTTGGTCAGCAAACATCCATAGTCAGTATTGATTTTAATACCTCGATGTTCTCTTGCACGAATACGCATCTTCCTAAATTCAGGAAGTTCATAGTCTTCCATAATAAAGTTAGATGTATATTTAGACCAGTTAAGCTGCTTAATGAGACACTGTGTTTTCATCCCAACAGTACCTTGAGGTATATAACCTAACATAGCATACTCATTAGACCAAAACTTACCTATACTTGCTGAACTTCCGAGATTAGAAGTATCATAAAGAGACTGAACAGGCAGCACTCTTTTAATACCAAAGTAACCAGCAAGGAAGGCAGCTTTCACAGCGATGCCCGATTTAAGCATATCTGCATATGAACCAGAGTACTTAAAATACTCCTTAATCTCGGAAGTAAGAATCATATACTCGATATTATCTTCTGACGTTATCAGAGTAAAAACAGACTTAGGCATAGCCGACTTTGCTCTAATAATCTTGGCAGAAGTATCAACATCTGTCCAAGGAGTAGCATTAGTTGCATCGTCCCACTCCTCGGTGATACCGTGGGTATTGGTAGCTCCAGTAAAAGTAGTGGTATTGTACAGAGCTTCAGCAACACGTGATTCCCTACCTAGAAGCAGACCCTGCCATGCAAGTTCAGCAGAAACAGCTTCCTGGTCGATATACTCCTCATCTTTCATCTCTTCCGTCAGATCAATTTCTTCCTCGAAGCCGTATTCATACGTCAAGTATGAATCATCACTCCATGTCCATTCTGACTTAGGAAATGACCCGTCATTCTTTCTACGAGTATCCATAACCTTCATACGAGATTCCCTATCCAAAACAGGATAGCGACCGGCTTCTTTAGCTACGGGCACTGTAGGTGCTATAGACTCCGCAGCTAGGTTAAGATCCTCGAATTGGATCTCTTCTACTAACGTAACGAGATCGTTACGCAAAGTTACACTTGAACTTCTTTTCATTTTATTCTCCTTTAATGTTTACGATGCGGCCCTAACGACCATGATGTTCACAGTAAGTCCATCTGCTCCGGGATCGGTACATGTAACAGTAACGGTATCAGCAGTGGCAACAGCATTTACAGGAATAGATACACCACTGGTAGTAGTTACTTTTGATACAAATACCATATCAGTTGAAAGAACCTGATCGTTATGATAAGCACCAGACGTTGCATCATCTGCAATGGTGATCTGACCAATACAGACAATTTTAATAGGTGACCGTACTCCAGAATCAAGATTTTCAATAGACACCTGAGCACTTTTTTTATAGGTGTAACAGGCAATATACCCACCAGAAACACCTGCATCACCTGCATAAGCAAGAACAGGAGCCTCTACCCAAGCTGTACCACTCCAGATTACAAAAATACCTTCATCTTCCACGTAATACACATCACCGGCTACCGGTGTGCAATTTCCGGCAGTAGTGGCAACAGTTGTACCGTCATCTGCCGCTACCCAATTTGAGCCATCGTAGTAAACTACATCCCCGTAAACAGCTCCAGTAATATCCGCAGACGCATTCCATGTAGCTATCTGTGTAGAATTCAAAGGGATGATATAAGTATCACCAGAAGTAGGAGCCAATGCCAGATCAAGAGAACGACTCTTAACAGTGTACGTCGCTCCACCAGCGATTGCAGTATAGGTTTTTACCTTGCCCAAAACTCCTGTTGCAAAAAGTGGAGCATTGGCAACAACTGTTCCTGCAAGATCCAGAAAGAATGTACCGTCAACAAAATCAAGCGGCATTACCGTTACTTCATAATCATTTTCATCTCCGCGTTGTGTAATATAACCTAGAGCAATATCTCCATATGTAGCATATGAAGGTACATCTGCGGTTATTTTTACAACACGACGTTCCATAAGCTGCGAAGCAGCTGTTAGTTGTCTAGGGAATTTCTGAGTTCCCGTGTACTTAGAAATAGACATTATTCATTCTCCTCCTCTTTAGTGTTTCCAAAAAGTGAACTAAATTCAACACGCGCTTTTTTCCATGCTTGACGTTTGGACAGATTATACTTCTCCTTACAGTAGTTTACTGCTTCTACATCTGTTTTGGGAGTATCATCTGCCATACCGTCGCTGCTATTTCCTGCAGCTTTAGGTGCCCCATTAACGAAACTTTTCTGTTCATCGGCCTTTGCGCTACTTGCTTTTTCAGCAAGAGTCTCAAAAGCTTCAACAACAGACTTTTTTTCGTTGATGAGAGTTTCACCTTCTTCTGCAAGATTAAGTGATTTTGCAAAATTGCGTATTTTTTTCTGGTCTTCTGTAACCTTTTCAGCCTCTTTGTACTTGTTAAGCTGGCTAGTAAACTCAACATTTTCAGCTTTTAAGGTTTCCAACTTACTCAGATTCTCTTTCTGACCTTCCATAACTCCTTCTTTATGAATAGAGTTAAAAAGATCAGGATTACTTTTTTGAAGATCCTCTGCACTAAGTTCAGAGATTTTCTTCTCTCCAATAGCCATAGCACTTCTCCTTATTGTTTGAGGTTCACTACTTATATTATTACCTAGAACATCCTGCCAAGTTCTTATTTCATCTACAAGACCTAATCCTAGAGCCTCCTTTGTTTCAAAGTCCTTTCCATCTGCCCACTCAATAACCTTATTTAAATCTAAACCGCGGGCAACGGCTACTTCTTTTGTGAAATCTCCATAAGAGTAATCTACCCCTTCCTGTAAATATTTTCGAGCATCTTCACTTAACGATTCATATGGATTTCCAGTTGTTTTGTACTTACCAGCTTTTATGTACTCTACTTTTATACCGACTTCTTCCATAAACTTAGAATAGTCTACATGCATTTGATAAACACCTATAGAACCTATGCAACTTTGAGTATAAGAATAGATGTTTTCACAAGCCGACGGTATCCAATATAAAGCACTGCAAGCCATGCCATTTACGTAGGCATTTATTGGTTTGATGTTATTTAATTCTTTGATAAGATTGTGTATCTCTGATACACCAAAAATAACTCCTCCAGGCGATTCAACTTTAAGTATTACTTCATCAACAGAATAGTCATCAACAGCAGCCAAAAGAGAATTCTCTAGGTTGCAAATCGTGTAACCAAAATTAGCATCTAGCATCATTTTATTATAAAATATACCTTGAACATCAATAACAGCTTTACCATTGATAACCTCGTACTCAATATCATTTTTATATTCTACTATTAATTCTCCACCACGCTCAACTTTTAAAATATTGATAATAGTAGAGTCTAAAAATGATTGACGTATAGCCCACGGAGTAGAAAAAAGACTACTTGTAGATATGCTTAATTTATTCATCTTCATTCCCATCTGTATTAGTGGTATTATTTGCATCATTATTAGTAGAACTTGTACCCTCGACAGGAAAAACTATACCATATTTTTCTTCTAATTCCTTTTGACGTTTTAGTACAAGTGCTTTACGTTCAGTTTCCATTAAAGCATACTCAGTTAATTCCTGTTGTATTTCATCATAAGAATCCCCTCTTTCTTCAATAATACGTTGAGGAGTGGTAGTACCGTTCTCTATATCTATTTTATTTGCACGGTTTTCCTTTAAGGTATCTATAGAAGAGAATGACGGCCATCTGATACTTAACCTAGATTCCCCTGAACGTATTACTCCAAATATAGAAGCTTCTTGAAGAACAGTATTCTGTATCCAAGAAATAAAATAATCCAAACGTTCTCTCCAACGAAGTTTTAACTTTCTTACTTCGTTGTCGCCACCGCGCCAAGATGAATAGTTTGTTATACTTAAATCGAGAAAAGCTATCTCATATGGAACTCTGATATACATACTAATTAGTCGTTGTAGCCTAACTAAAAATGCATCAACATTATCATTAGGCCGGTTAGGAGATGCAAAAGAAATGTCCTCATTAGGCTTTAAATAACTTAACATCCCAGGTTTTAACTTAGTTACTCTTCGAGCACTATACGAATCTTTAGGATCAGTTATCGACCCTCCACCATCAGTAGTCATTGAAGCCATTGCTTTAGCAGGATTATTAGTTGTTATAAAACCTGCGAAACAAGCAGCGACTCTAGCACCCACTATTATTGCCTCTAGGTAATCATCCATGTGTTTTATCAAAGGGATGATAGGAGTAATAATGGGATACTGACGTGACATCTTTGGTCTAGAGTTCAAAGGAGCCTTAAATAACTGAGTTACAACACGACCACCCTTTACTCTAGAAAAAAAATCAAAGCTACCAGAGTTATCTCCGTATGTACCTACTTTATCATACTTTTTAACATAATAACCTAGTACGCGTCCTTCAGAATCATATTTTACTCCATTACGGATATTTTTATCTCTTTGAAGATCAGAAGGTGTCTTAATTCGATTTCCCTCTATTAATTCAACTACAGTTTGTTTTCCAGCTTCTCTTTTAGTATCCAAAGGAAGACTTATTAATAAGTCACCCTCTAAGAAACAACAAGAAACTATTTGTTCAATTAACTCATCAAAATTAAGATTGTCAAAGGACGCATCTATATAGAATTCATCTATACGTTCTTGTGCCTGTCTTTTAAGAAATTCACTAGAAGCTGCTTTTATATTCACAGCACTGGGTGTACCTACTAAGTTAATATACATCTGTTGTAATCCTGCAACTAGAGGATTATCTTTTACTAATTGCCGTGAACGTTCTCTCAACGTAACTAAAGAATCACCTTCATACATTTCTTCATCTGGAGTAGCTTCAGAGCGTACAATCCAATCAATATTATAGGCGTTGTGTTCTGCTCCCTTAAAATATGTTGACATTAACAACCTCCTATACAAGATAATAATTCACCATCATCAACACCAGACTGTTCTTGATCAGACTTAGCTTTTAACCAAGATGTAAATGACTCTATGTTATTTATAGTAGAATATGTCACCCTCATCTCTCTAGAGTTTTCAGTAGAAGAGTGAAAAAATGCATTTATATCCCTTGTTGCTAAAGCATCCAACCATTTATTGTATAAACTAGTCCAAGATTCCCAAGCCATTTAAACCCAGTCCTTTCCATTATCATCATATAAATCATATGACTCTTCGTGTGTTGTGTTACTAGGTGAAGAATTTTGTACATTATGTGTGACTTCTTTTGCTTTCTTATATGGATTATATTCAAAAAATTCTTCTTCTATTTTATGCCTAAGTACACCTATATCTGTAGGTATATCAAGACATATAAAAGAATGTACATCAGCCATACGATAGTCACACTGTCCTGTTTTCTTCCAAATTATTTTCTGTTCACCTGTTTTTTTATTTGTCTCTCTTACCTTACGTATATTACAGTATTGAATACAGAAATCATCATCAGTATCCCTTGGTAAAATAAAAGATGAACTTTCTGAACGTTCTTCAGTTTCGTCCAAATATTCACAAGTACGGACTAGGTAAAGATTTAAATCTTTATTATATGAAAAGCGAACGTGTTGAGAATTTCTTCCCTTTACCATTATAAAATTATCAAAATGAGCTATGGCTTCATAAAGTTCTTTTGTTCTGTGTCCACCGGTATCTATCGCCGTCAGACAAGATTTCCAACGATCTTTTTCACCGATATAAATATGATCTTCAATTTTCTGAAAGGCATCAATAACATCTGAACGTGTAGCTATTTCCATTGGACAAGATATAAAATATTCATCAATTACACATGTGAACTTTCGTGAACCCCAACCACGTACAACAATATAGAATCCATCGTCCTGTGTATCTATACCTGTAGTTATAACACGAACAGACTTAGGAACTTCTCCCTTTGTATATAAATCAGTTTTTTGCTGTTTTAACTTGACGGCTGATGTCTTAGATATATCATCTACCCAAAATTCAGCTTCCCAACATTGATAAAAGTTTTTGTAATCATGTAACTTATTTTTTACATCCTCATGCTTATTCCATATACGAGCAAAGGACCTAAAAGGGGATACCTCGCTATTCCACCAAAAAATCATAGTTTCCGTTAACTCAAACGGGTAAAAGTCATCACTATTTTCTTCGGCTGTTGTGTGCTCCCATTTATTATCGTCATTTAAAATACGACGAACGTATTTACCTTCGGCATTAAATGAGCGTTTCTTATCTTCATCACTAAATATTGCTCCGCAGTATTTACATATACACTTGCCATTTTTTATGTTATCTTTAAAGGATAACGGTTGAAATTCACGGCATTCAGGACAAGGTACTTGCCAAAACCACACTGAAGTGTTTTTACGGTCAAGTTGTTGATGTAAAAGATCACCTTCAATAGACGGAGAAGAAACTATATAACCCTGACCTATACCCATATCTAGATAAGTTGTGAGACGATCTTCTGCCAATTGAATAGGATTAGATTCACCGCCAACCGTTAACGGCATTAAACGTGCTTCATCCACACAAACTCTTTTCATGGGAAAGGATGAAACTGAACCTAGAGAACCGCCCCATCCAAGATGGATAGTCATGTGATCTAACTCTATGCCAGATTTGCTGATGTCACGTACACGCTCTGTTTTATGAGCTGCCAAATCGGGTGTCTCTTCAATCATTCCTATTACTTTTTCTTTTATATGTTTACGTCCCATTTTTTCATTGGGAAGTAAATACAAAAGTGGTCCTGGATCTTGATCAATACTATCTGCAACAGCAGCTTGTAAAAATACTGTCTTACCAGATTGAGTTGGAGCAATGATTATAATCCATTTAACTTTTGAATTTCCAACCAAAGATAAAGGTAATTCCAAATAAGGAGTTAAACTCATGTCAATTTCACCTAGAATATTCCCTTTTTGAGGTAAGCGAATCTTCTTCACTACCTGGTCAATAGGAATTCTATCCGGTATATATAGCCAAGATAACTCTTCTTTAGAAATCTTTAACATTAAATATCCTATTCAACTTGTTTACGTATGAACTTTATATCTTCACGCATTCCCTTATAAATATCTTCAACCTGAGTTATACGCTTCTCATGTTCGTTAATTTTTACCCTAGACTCAGTTGTAGATGATGCCAATGTCCAAGCTGTTGTTAAAAGAGTCACTAAAAAACCCGCAATAACAGTGATCAACCATTTCCAAGACACTAATCTCTTTTCGATATTTTCATTACAACGTTCTTCGTGTTCCCTAACTGCATCTTCAATAACACTCATCGTCATCGTCTCCAGTTAAAGTTTATATTTATTGTCCACTAGTATACCCTATACCTGTGCCTAAACATGGACTCTCTTCTTGTAAACGAAAATCTTCACTTCCTAAAGTAGTTGAGGCAAATAATGGATTAGTTAAAATATTATGACTTCCAGGTGTTGTTCCTCCGTTAATATTGGCGTTAACTATTCCTGTAGTATTGTTATAGTAACAGTTATAATCACAATAGCCATGAAAACTACCAAAACCGGAAGTTACATCAGAAGATATTGCGTATCCTCCATTAGAATGAAATATACTGTTAACTAGGTTAAAATACGCATATACAGCATTTAAAGATATGCCGTGAGATGAATTAAGGTAAAACACACTATTAAGTATATCTATAGTCCCACTGCCTATATTTCTTATACCTACACTATTATCTATAAATCTGCAAGATTGGATATTTAACATATTTTGACAAGCATATATTCCAGCAGTAAGGTATGGAGCATCTCTACAAATACCATAACTACATCCTTTAAAAATACAGTTAAAAACATTGCATATTCCAGATGCGGCGTAATTAGAACCGAGGTCATATATATAAATACCGTACGTGCACTGGTTGAATATACAATTATAAGCATGTACATCAGATGAGGCTATACTGCCTACTTTATATGTATATATACCAATTTGAAGTCCCTTAAACTCACAATTTATAAAAATATTGCCAATTACAGTAGCTTGTTGGTAACATATATAGCCTATAGATGTAGATACACCCAGTAATTGTATATTGTGAAACTTACAACTATTATTATCATTAATAGCAGTTATTATATTAGATGCACCTGTTACTGAGATAGTTGCTCTAGTGTTGCCAGTGTAAGGTGCACCATCAGTAGGACTGGTACCTATGAAAGTAACATTATCAGCGCCGCTCAATTCTAAAAGTATATCAACAAATGGTGAAGCTTCACTTGAACATACATAAACAGTATCACCTGCTGAACACAAGGCATAAACAGCATTTAACGTTGCTTTAGCTAAAGCGAAAGTTGTTCCATCATCACCGTCATCGCCATCTGGTTTCACATAATAATTTGCCATAATAAATCCTCTTTCGGTTATCTTACATAAAAATAAATTGGCGCACCTGGAATAGGGTAAGGATCAAATGAAAAAGTAACAAGTGATTGTACATAATATTTATTACCTTTTTGTACTATCCCTCCCGGAATAAAACTAGTAATCCTCTGTGTTGTGCCAGTTCTAGCGGCACTATATACATCTATAATAGATTCTGCACCAACATTAGACACTCTTACTAAGCGTGTCTGATACAGTGTTGCTAGAGATAAATCTACATCCTCTGCTTCACCAAGATAAAAATCTAAAAAGATCGGCTGATCATCTCCAAAATAATTATATATTGTAGCCATTATTTCACCTGTAAAGTTGAATTACCAATAATATTTATTGATGTACCAGAGTTGGAATTAATCTCAGTAACCAGATTGCTGTTCACGTCGATGTTATTTAACCTAGAATGATTAACTATACTTAAAGTTAAATTACTTACTTTTCTTAGAAACATTGTTAATTTAGAATCACCAATAATATGTATGTATATATCAACAACAAAACCAAAAGGGAAATATATAACAGAATTTGTTAATGTACGTCTATAAATAAATGACCTAGAAATCATGACTGTACCTCTTCAGATTCAGGAAGTGCATATTCATCACTTGAATCATAAGTAACATTAACATCAATTTCATCTACTTTCCCTGCTTTATAACTTGTGATTCTTTTACTTGTTTCGGTTCCTTCAATAATGTTCGTTCTGTTGAAGGCAAGGTCGATATATCTTTCTTCAGTAATTGTTTCTTCAGGGATGGCCATGAGTTTGTTATGCTCTGCTGTAGAGAGACCGCTTCCACTTGAGACCGAGACAACAGTACTTGCTGCACTTTGGATATTAACATAGGTGACAAGGGGATTTGGCTCGAACGGGTCCCCACCTGACACTTGCACAAGATTCCCTCCGATGACTTTGAAAACTCCAGAACTTCGTTCTGTATATATGACCCACCCGTCCAATAACACGATGGTGATACCGACCTGCACCCCATTGTCAACGTCAAGGTACTCTTTCCCGCTAGCATTGCAAATTTTGGGGAAAGAAACTCCCTTTTCTGAATATTCTGCTTCTCTGCAGGCATTTACTAGCTCCTGTATCTCTAGGGTAATAATCGTGTTTTCACAAGATATAATTTGAGTAGTGAAATCAAATATAATATCACCTGTAACTCCAGTATATATGTGTGTAATAGACACATTAGTTTCCTATCACGTTATCAGGGTTTCTAGATGCTGGTACAGATAGACCTGTACTTTGAATTGTTGCCTGTACTTCAAACGGAATAATCTGGTTACCGCCAGTCGATGAATTTCTTACACGAACAATAACTGTTCGATCAGAAACATACTGAAGACCAGATTTACTTATACTTGTTGTGGATGCAGACTCATCAATATAACCTACATATGCAGTATCTGTATCATCATAGTCCTGAGATAAAGCATCAGATAGTGTAAATACAGATCCTGTCCAGCTAATATATGCATATCTCTGCTCCGTACTAGCTGAAGTATCTACAATCCTAATATAACCAGATTGTGGTGTATCTTTAGGTATCGATTCTTGTACTTCAAAAGTTTCATCAGTATTATCATTATTTGTAGCATGAGAAGTAAACATATTCTTTATTACTTCTCCATTCAAAGCTCTGAATACTACACATCGATCACCAGAAACAAGTCCAGTTAATGCAACAGACATTGTACTAGGTGGAGTATGCTGTACGCCAATAGTGTCTGTCGAAATATATGAACCTGTACCTACATTTATAGGATAGTTACCTTGTGCAAAAATAAGAGTTGTACCGGCCATAGAAGCAAATGGTGCGGTCTTAATTGGGGTATACCCTGCGTCTGAAGCTCTATATAGAGGAGCAGGAACCCCATCTAATATTTGTGCAGTACGATCTTTAGAAGTCATCCACTGAAGAGCCTGATATACGACAGATTGTGCCTGAGAATCTTCATCTATACGGCATACATAATCTTCATCTACACCGCTATCGTCTATATCAGCTACGTAAGTTCCAAATGCAACGGCAATTTCAGAAGTAGAAGCAGTCCCACCATGGGCTGATGCAATATAATCATCAATTTGTGCACTAGTTAACGTTATGGATGGATCTTCTTGAGTTTCAATTGAAACAGGTACACGACCTCCACCGGAAAGATCGGCACTTGCATTGGCATATGTATCCCCGTAATTACGGTTATATACTGTAACTGTTCCACTATCAATAAGTGTTCCAGCTATGCGAACTTTTACCAGCACATCAATTTGTAAACCGCTGTTACCCTCACCCCACCATGATGTCAATATTGAACCGTTCTGTGAGATATAAGCATAACCATTATTAACTGTTCCAATTGAGAAAACATTTGAAAACAACTCCTCACCAGTAAGTGATACAGAACCTCCCACAGTACCGCTATGTGAATTACATATAATTGTTTCATCATCGTCGTCAAATAAATCACCAGAATCATCCATACGAACCCATAAATTATTACCTAGAACATCTAATAATATTCCAGTGTCTCCGGTTGTACCGCCAGTTACAGTTTCACCAATATCCGCCGCTACAATTGTATGCCCACTATTTAACGTTAAAATACGTATTGCATCATTGTACCCACTGGTCTCGATTGAAGCTCCTTTTAAATGCTCTATTAGAGCTTGTTCAATATACCAACCATTAGCAACAATATATGTTAAAACGTTAGAGCCACTACCAAAAGGTACAGAATCATCCATTTGAGATGCACCGTCAAAAGTATCCATAATATGAGTATATAGTTCATTCACAGTATAAAACGTACTGCCTGCCAGGAATGTAGTTTCTCCATAAATCCTCTTATTTACATAGTCAATTAAAACATCATCTTCTATAGCCATGTGTACTCCTATTTAGGTTGTAAGATCATCCAATACTTGTGAAATCCATACTGTTGCACCATCCTCAGTAAGTGTAGCATTAGTTTCAAATGGTTTATAATCATCGCTCCCTCCTCCACCCTTGCGTACTCTAATAAGTAAAATTTCGTTGACTCCGTTGTAGGGGACGTCGGGTATGATTATGTCGGCGGAGCCGGATTGTACTCCGCTGGCAATTTCTTTTGCGGTGGTCTGATTGTAGATATAGTACCTAGAACCATCGACAATGTTTTGCAGGGTGACGTTGACTGTGTCAATTGGATAGAGGTAATTGTCATAATCAACATCGGTACTCCAGTGCAGCTTGTTTAAATAATCAGACATACTACCCACACTGTGAGAAATTTTTAATTTGAACTTGAACCCTAACAACGGGTTAATTGTGTGCGAACTCAAATTAGCAATACTTAATGTTACCCAATCTGTCCAGCCATTTCCGTCTAAAACGTCTATTTTATATGTAATTGTAAAATTACCTGTACCTGAACCATCTATAGTAATTAAACCACCAGACGAAAAACCTGTGATTCCAATAATTGTGTGCGGCCACGTATACTCTATCCAACCGCCGGCAACCGGTATATATAGTGATCCATTATAATTCCATAATAAATCAGTATCATTTGAACACTCATAGCCGGAATGTGATTTTTTAGGAGTAAACATAATACCCATCAAACCGCCATCGGTAGAGGTATGCAACTCATAAAAATGAGTATCTGTAACTGCACCTAGACTGAGAGTGAATGTTGTTGATGGTATCTGATAGCCCTTAAATATTAAATAATTTGCAGTAGGCAGCGTCCAATTTGTATTACCAAACGAGTTGGTTTTAATATTTTGAATAGTGATACTATAATTAGTAGACGATCCGATAATAGGCCCTATAGTTGATGTAGCCAAAACAACCAATACAGATTGAATAATTTTTTCCGGAATGGAATATGTTAGTGATAATGCACGTAAATCGGATCGTGTGATATTGCAATTTATTACAGTTGTACCACCAGCTAGTATATACGAAATTCCAGTTGCTGACCCATCTGGAATTATTGCTAGGTTATTAATTATAGTATCGAACGTACCGGGTGTCGAAAGTAAAGCTGATGGGTTATTTGATCCATACGGAGCACCATGGGGAGACTCAGATACGGAGCAATCTTCAAATAAATTACCATTTCCATACGTCGCTGTTGACTCTGACCCTACAAACAGACATCTACGTACAGTTAAATTAATAACCTCAGTAAAATTCAACGGCCTGGATGCATATGATAAACCGCGTTCAGTTATTATAAACAGGCAATCTGTAAATGTGCACCCGATTGGGTATCCACTTACAACATGAATAGATTTTCTGGAAAAAAAACAATTGGTAATAATACAATTTTGGCTGATACTATAACTAGGGAGTAAAAAAGCCTCTAACTCACTGGAAAAATATCTACAGATACCAATAATGACATGTGATAATGATGAACTTGGAGAACTACTCAATAAAATTCGAGTTAATCCGGAGACATAGGTAACATTTAAACTACCGGCAGACGATACATTTAAATAGAAACCGAATAATATTAAACAAGCAAAATTTAGTACTCCGCCGGGAGAACAATCTAATCTAAAATTATTTGCTAATGTTGTATTATATTCGTGAACTCCTCCACTATTTATAGTTCCAATCGAAATATTCGGAGTTCTTACCCTAGACCCGGTTGGAACAATATTCCCGCCCTTTACAATTCTAACAATTGCAGCTGTAGTATATGAATTAACCAAATTTGTTGTCATCGTTAATTCATTCGAGCTGATTGAGCTTATAATTATTGTTTCACGAACAGTCCCTTCAATAATATGCACATAATCACCTACCGTAAAATCGGCTCCAACAGTCACATTAATAGTCGGCTGACCGGAGCCTGCGGCAGAGGTAACTGCATTAGGTTTACCCCCATTGCCAAATGTGATTACTCCGGTTGCATTGTTATAACTAAACCATCGTCCTAATACCCCGACACCAATGCCGCCTAACCCATTAGTGGTGTGCCCAACATTTGCCCACTCCTCGAAAACATTTGTACCGTCGCCTGTTTCAACCCACAATCCTCCAGGTTCATCTTCAGGTAAAAAACCTGCATCTGTCCAACCAGAAGTTGTTTGCCCTTCAGAACCATCTCCGGTATGAATTGTAATCCAATCACCGTTAACAATCCATTCACAACCTGATTCAACTTGTAACGTTCCAGACGTTGGGCCATAGTATTTAACCGGTACGGTTGTAGATGTATTATTAAATACTAATTTAGAAAATCCAGCAATACAGATAATATTCGCACCTACATCAATTCCAGTAGGAGACCGTACCCCAGGATCAACCGTACACACCGCTCCGTCCTGAATAGTAACCGTCTCATTCCAAACCAGCCCAGACCACGATCCTGAGCTCAGTATGGAATCATCTCCCCAATAACCAGTTGATGTCACTGTGATGTTTGCCATAAGATTTAACCTAGTTAACCATCATGTTACGGTATTTACGAATTCTCCCAACCAATTTCTGATTACCTTTAAAAAGTAAAATCATTCCATCCGCATATTCTCTGGGTCTATGTTCGTGGAATCCTCCTATTTTCTTTATAACTTTCTGTATCCAAGTATCGGGAGGAAGCTCGATATAGTTAACACCGTTATAAGGGTCGGCTCCTTGGCTTGCTCCCGGACCCCGTCGCATTGTCGTAGCGATATCGCGTGGATTGCGAACGAAGCGGGCAGTTATTCCGTATTTATCGTAAGCCGCATCCCAAATATTTTTTATACCGAATTGATTCATCCCCGGTACGAACGCAAAAGCATCCATATTAATAGGCACTCTTTTTTCGTGACTCCAAAGATATTCACCTAAAATAGGAAGTAAGTTCACACCTATTCCAGTTCCACGAGAATGACACGATACGTTTACTGAATCAAAGTCCTTATCGAGAATACGGTAACTCAAAACAAGCCATCCGAGTATCCACTCTGCAGCTTCTTTAAAACCGGGATGACACCCTTGCTTATCTGGCTTACTGTTCAACAGGTTGTCAATCCACACAATTGCCTTCTGCCATATATGACTACCGTCAGAGCCACGAATTGATATTCTTAACTCTTTACCAATCAGGGTAACAGCAAAACAGTCGGAAGAGCGTTGGTGTATCACTGGTCTCCTCCCGTTTATTATAGTCAGTTTGTCGTACAGATTGGCTTCGTCGTACATGACAGCAGCTTCACCCATTGAATCAATTAGGTTTTCTGAGTAGATACCCATAATTGTTATCTTTCTATTGAATCAATCATTGATTCATTTATAGATGATTCATCTTCTTTACCTAGAGTTTCCATACTTATATTTTCATATTGAGTCAGGGGTTTAGTTGAAGATAACTCAGTACCATCGGCAGTATCACTTTCCCAGTCTGAGCATTTTGCTTGCCCTTCTAAAAGTTCAATGGCTCCATTCCAGCTCTTTGTTATCACTTCTTCAATTACACGTGCACTGTCAACACCAACTAATCTAGGTGAAACATTTTTAATGGCATAACGTATCTTTGAGACCACATTCTGAAATACTATACGTACACGTTCTTTTGCATAGGAGCGTTTAATAAGTGTACCATTCTTTTCTCCATTGTACAATTGAAGTTTGATAATCTCTTCTTGCTTTTTTATCTCTTCAAGTTGTGCTAGATTAAAAGTACGTCTTTTGCCCTTCACTTTGTTTGACTCAGCCAATGCCTTGATAATTTGTGATAACGGATATCCCTCGTCTGTTTTATCCTCATTAAAACCAAAACGCTTTAATAGATCCTTAAGAGCCATGATCTCAAAGCCACACTGTTCTATGAGCCATTTTCGAGGGACGTAAATTTCTTCTGACATATAAAAGTTAACCTAGATTAAAGTTTTTCAAGTTCTCTGTCAACTCTAGGTTAACTTAACCTAGACTGTATAATTGACCTAGAGGTATAATTTTGGTTATACCTCCCCTCACTAATATACTATAAAATACCTTCCGTGTCAACCTATTTCTTATTTAATTTGTTAAATAGAATTGATTCTTTCAAATAATGCATATAATAGGTATAGACAGGGTTTAACAGGTAGACAGTGCGTAGTTCATCTTGAACGTTGAACTGTCCCTAAAGCGTCCAGGAGAGCTTCAGAGAGCACTTTGAACCAGTGCTGCTTTCTCAGGGAAAAGAATAAAGAAGATTACCGTATCCCTCTATATATAAAATATTTATCACTATATATATGAATATACGTTTCAAGGGTATAAAATGATTCTTTCTTTCTTTCTTAAAAATAGCGATTTTGGGAAAGCTATAACTTGTTATATTTCAATAACTTATATCAGTTACTTAAAGTAGTACTTTAAGTGTACCTCGAGAAAGTAGATTCTTTTTCTGTTCTATTTAAACGGTTAAGTAGATTAAAGAGGGTGTAGATTCTGATCTAGGTTAATTAGCAGATGAATTGTTTATTAACTGTAAAAGTAAGTTATTTATGTTTTCTAGGTAAAATAACATGTTTTTGACTATTTTGTAGCAGGGGAATAAAGTATTTTTGTGTCCCAAATTTTCAAAGTCAGTGAACCCCTACA